GACATCCCAACCAACGAAGAGATCGAAGAGTGGACGTTCGACAGCTGTTGCCTTACTCCCTGTGGAGACGAAGTCGAACCAGATCATCCCGACTCCTGGCTTAGGATTCTCGGCTTGATCTAAACTACATCACATAACACTAGCGTTATGATGACATTTGCTATTTGCAAATAGCGAACAGTAGGTACCAAGGGTATTGCCAGATAACTATTGGCCTACCCCCTGCACCCCCGCAAGAAGTACCAGAGGTGCACCTTTAATCTATTAGGGAATACCTCTGTGCTACACACCATTCATTAACTTACCAACCCAAGACATGACACCTACCTATCGTCAACCCAAACTTAATGAGTACCACAAACTCACAGATATTCTTGAAGAACTTCAAGCTATTGTCATACGTGAGAGTAGAAGACATGAAATGGATCAACACCTGACTCCATCCATGCTTGCTCTACTGGATAACGAAATCATTCCCATGCTTGAGAATGAACTTGAATGGGAACCATCAGATGCAGACCTTGGCTATGGCAGTGAACCACCTATGACTGCTGATGAAATGCACACTGCTGCATGGCGTCAGCACCAGGAACTGCATAGTTAACGGCCCTACCGAAACATTAAGGAATCATTAAGACCACTGGTCATGGCTTGCTGCCACCTGGTAGACTTGCCGTGACCACACTTAGATACCACTTGACACCACACCATGTCCGACAGCATTCGCATCCCAGACTCAATTGATCTTCAGCGTCTACAAGCTATGCAGCTTGTAGCCAAGATGAAAGAATCAGCTGATAAACATGGGGTTGGTTTTATTGGGGGATTCATCTCCCCCGATGGAGAGAAATTCATCATGACAAATTTAAATGATGAAGATTCCCAAGCCCTGCTACCTGACAACCTCAAATGACTAAGTCAGTACACGAATTAATGATTGATGAAATCATTGATAAGTTCAACTTTGAAAGAGTGCACTTTGTCATGACAGCACTTGACTGGCAATGGTTAACAACAGAAGGTAATGGACATGCAGTTCCAACACTAGCCAAACTCAAGGCAATGGCACGTCACTTACTACGTGAATCCGTTGCTGATAAACAAGTTGGCAGTGGTGGATTTGTAGCCACTTACCATCCCAAAAGCAAAGATACTTCTGAGTATTTTGACTTGAAGTTTGTACTCCATCACGCAGATTCTTACGATGACTAACCGACAACATCCTGTCGTTCCAGATCCAGAGTTACTGCAAGAATGGTATGACGATAAAACAGATTACTTCACAGACATGATACGCGCCGCTCAATGGGGCGCCGATCAAGAGCTAGAAGCCTGTTGTGAGTGGCTTGTAGCACACCAATGGCATGGACCATCTGGCGCATGTCTTGTAAATCTTCGTACTAACCGTCGCCCCAGGCCTCTTAGCCTGAAGGAACAGGCGTTAGCAGTACTTGAAGAAGAACCTGAAGACGCTAAAGAACTTATTGTGTTTGACACAGATCAAGTTAATCTCATCCGCCGTGCCCTGCAGGCTCTGCCTAATGATTGACAAATCACCCATCAACTTTGATAAGACAATCGCTGGGTTTAATGTGACGGAACGGGGCATTAAATCATTCACCAAATCAATTCAACTTGGTCCGTTCCAGGTAACACTTAACGCCAGAGAATCTGGTGTACGTGGATCTATCTCATTGCCTGGCACAGGCTTGAGCAAACGAAACATACGTTTGCTCTGATCCAAGGACCTGGGATGTCCTTAAACTCATCCAGTCCAACTCAACCTCATCTCATGAACTCAACCGAACTCCACGCCATGATTGCCCGCATGGACAGCTATGGCGGATCATTCGTATCCTCAATTGCACAAGCACTACGCTTTGCTGATCCAAAGAATCGGCAGCGTTTGCTTGATGCATTCCCTGACCTTGTCCAGAAGTATGGACCTCAAGGTCAGTTTGCCCAAGCCAAGCAACTCACACAGGTATAACCCATGCAAGTCCTAGCAATCGAAGAAACATTCATTGACGGCAACGATGTTACAGTTACAGCAGTGGTTGACGAAATGCGTCTCATTCGTAAGTCGACTTACCTCGACCCTGATGAGTACGCTCCTGCACTATGCAGAACAAGCTTCGAACTGGATGAGGGAGAACAAATCCCTCTTGACGAAGATGGCTTCTGCGATTATCTTGCTCTGCTCAACCCTGACTGGGAACTACTCCCAGTAGATAACGACTGACACCATACGTCCTGGACATGACGCTAAACTGTCCACTTACTCCGAACCTACTCCGAACTCACCATGCAGTTTCAATTACCTTCGAACCTTCAAACAGAACTCCTGGCTTACGATCCCAAGCTCAAGCAGCTACAACGTGAGCAGAATCCTACGTCAACCAAGGCTAAAGCTAAGTTTCCACTTGGCGCAGTCTTTGATCTGATACCTGCTGATGTTGTTACACCTACAAAGCTTGAGGAAGTAGTAACTGATCTCAATGCCAGGGGTGTAGAACATCGCCATGCTCAGTTTACCAAGGTGGTAGATGTTGCTACGCCAAGAGCACGCACCATTACTCGTGCCATCATTTATCACTACGAGAAGGTGTGGTATGCAGCATGGCTGCCACCCAAAGGACAAGAGAATGATTATGTATATGGCTACGCATATGCATACAAGAATCTTGAATCGGTACGCAAGTCTCTTCCAAGTACCTTGCTTCAAAACAACAGTAAAGTTTCAGTTGAATATGTTAAGTACGGACGCAGTGAGTTCTGCGTTGTACGTCAGAACTTAACCAAGGAAGATATTGCTAACGGCAATACAACCCATTGGTGGTGCCCTTGTTACGTATCATATGGCAAAGGCTGTAACATCAGGACAGCTATATCAGCATTTGAATCTGCACTTGGTCAAACCATTCCTAAATGGGATGACGCACGTGGATTCTTTGATCGCATTGTTACCAATAACTGGGCTGCGATTCTTGGATTAAAAGATCGCAGTAAGTATTGGAATACTTTTGCTGATCCAGAGCAAGCTAAACGTGACTTGGTTCCATCTGCAGATTTGTTTTATGCATTAGCTGATGTATATAAGAAGAATCATAATGATTATCACAGCCAGGTATATTGCATTATTGATCGCGTATTACATATAGTTGGTACACCATTCTTCCGCAAGTGGATTCAATCGCAATGTGATGAAGCTATTGCAATGTTTAATAATCCTGAGAATAATCTATTCCGTAAGATAACTCAACCTTGGAATCGTATTGAAAAACTAGTGCAGGCTATTGATTACGTTAATAATATTTGGCCGGACTGCCCTGTTGATTTCTATCAGAACCATATTGAATATCTAATTGGCACACGCCTTGATCGTTGCGTAGGTGAAAAGGCAAAGACCTGGTTGCGCACACATATGCAACCAGCTTCCTTCTTTCATATCCTCAAGAAAAACTACGAAGATCAGATCAATGACAAACCCAATAGCTTGTCTTACTACACAAGCACTGAGACAGGCAAGCTTACATTCTATTTAACTGAATGGAATGACACACTATCAATGCTTGATGATGTGCTTAACAATGACATGACCATTGATCCGCCAAAGCGTTGGCGCCTGACTGAGTTCCATGATCATGTGCAAGCAGAAGCATGGAAGATCAAGCATCCAAACGCTAGCCTGCCTCAGGATCTATTCCCCTCACCTATAAAGGTTGAAGTGGGTGATGAACGTTGGTCATTCTTCCAGCCTCATGACACACATCAACTGTCAGCATGGGGCCAGGCCGTACGTAATTGCGTCGGCAATGCCAGTGAGTATGCCACTGGTGTACGCAAGAAGAAACATTTCATTGTGCTCTGTATGGTTGACGGCAAACCTCAGTTCACTGTCCAACTCAAAGTTGAGATGGGCATGATGAGTGTTAGCCAGATCGTTGGTACATCCAACCAGCGGTTGACGCAAGAGCAAAAGGATTCCTACACAGAAGCCTTTGGCAAAGCGTTGAAACTTCAAGCAGATGCGCTAGAGTCTGTCTAGCCCGCACAGGCTTGCCGGCCTTAGCCTCGATACTAGGGCTGGCATTCACCTATGACTGAGTACACCGACGACCAACTCCTGGCACAAGCACTTGCCAACATTGGTGAGTACATACATACTCATGGCACACCTGATTATGTATTGATTGATGAGCAGGATCCTCGTAATGAAGATGACTACGACAGTTGGCAATACGGTTTAGAGGTATTACCACGAGACCACACTTGGCAGTCAACATCAATTGATGTAAGTCCAAGTGAGCCCGAGTAGCCCAGCGGAAGAGGCAAGCGACTTAAAATCGCTACAGCGTGAGTTCGAATCTCACCTCGGGTACCAACCTTTCATTCAACTCAAACACAATGAACATTTTTGCCTGTTTCAAGCACATCGTTCCTGAGTTCCATGCGTACTCAGATCATGACAAGCGTTACAACATTGGTGCTACCTGGACCGCTCAGGATGGCCTGCAAGACTTCCATAACCTAGAGCTTCGCTACGTACACAACTCAGAGCGGCTGGCTCTCCAGGGGGATCCTCAGCCTGATGGGAGCTGGAAATATGTGGAGCCCAATGGGAACATCCACACCATCAGCGCAGAACGTGCCAAGCACTTCATGGATCAGACCCATGCTCATGCCACTATCATGTGCGACATGCTGGAAAAATTAAGATCCTCTGGTGTAATGGGTGATGCACTAGACACCAGCGCTGAACCCGTCTAGTATTCATGCGGAATGTTCGGACCCCGGCGCAAGTCGGGGTCTTTCTCTATGACACAACCTAATCTCATTAATCTTGATCTCGTTGATGAAGTAGTCTCCCGTGTCCCAAGTTGGACATGGGCTGCAGTGCGTGACTCACTGGTAGCAAACCTAGTGGATGCGATGCCTGGTGCAGTGGTTGAACAACTCACTGGTGACTATGACAACTTTGATCGAGCAGAAGAAATCCTATTGGATTACTACAACCCAACTGAACGCAACCGTGATTTGATTATCGATGCATTCAAGATACTGGGTGATGAAACCACTCTGTATATTCTTGATGCATTGCAATTAGATAAGGTTGCTGAACCACAAGACAATGCACCTTGTTCTATTGATCCACAATGAAATGTGAATCATGCAACAGCAAGAACACACGTGTTACTTGCACTGATCACAGCGAAACATTTAGCAAACGTTACTGCCGCTGTCTTGACTGCGGTTTTAAGTTTCGTACCATTGAGCGTTATGAACATTACCGCCGTGGTCCCAAGAAAGGCGGTAAGCTTGCGGATACACAAGGATCCAGGAATGGATTCTCTGTGTTGACCGAGCAGAACATCTTGGACATTCGTAAATTGAAACAGGAGGGCAAAACTAATTTTGCAATCTCTGTTATCTACGGCATCAACCGTGGGCATGTCTCACGTATCGTCAACCGCAAAGTTTGGACTCACATCTGATGACAACCAAAGCTCAATTCACCTATCAAGTTGGCGACCGTGTTGCCGAACGACCCAAGACCCATGGCTTGATTGCAATCAGGCAAGAGGTTAAGGATCGTATTGCTCAGTACCGCAACCAGCGATACGGCACTGTGGTTGAGGTGGTTACCAAGCAATTGAAGAGTAAGCGCACCATGAAGATGTTGCGTGTTCAATGGGATCACCTCAAGACACCAACAGAACATGCGCAATGTCGCATCTGTCCTGTTGAAGTATTCCCTCAACTCATGGATCAAACCTGTGCATTACTTGGAGAATGACAATGACTAATCATCCCATCACCCCACCGCCAGAGCTGGTGCAGCAGTGGCGGGAAGAAACCGCCCACCGGCAGTACACAAGCTCAGAGGCAGAGGAACACGTCGTCTTGATGGCCGCCCAATATGGCGCCGACCAGGAGCTAGAGGCGTGTTGTGAGTGGCTGATACAAGGCTGGGACAATATTAAGACTGACAAACTCCGCGCTGCCCGCCGCTCCAAGCCGCCGACTTTGAAAGAGCAGGCGTTAGCAGCTCTTGAAACGGAGCCAGAAGATGCTAAAGAACTCATCGTGTTTGACATGGATCAAATCGACATTATTCGCCGCGCCCTGGAGGCTCTGCCCAATGACTGATATCACCCCACCGCCAGAGCTGGTGCAGCAGTGGCGAGAGAGCGGCCCCGCAGACGCTGCCATCAACAATGCTTACGAGTGCCACATTGCCACCCAAGCCGCCCAATGGGGCGCCGACCAGGAGCTGGAGGCGTGCCTAAGGCTGGTTGAGATTGACGCAGGTGAGGATGCTTATGACTTTGCTCGCTACATCCGCGCCGCCCGCCGCCCATTACCCAAGCCGCCGAGCTTGAAGGAGCAGGCGCTGGAGGCACTGGAGGATGGCGACACTGGTCCTGGTGCTTCCTTGACATCCAACGAAGTTGACATCATCCGCCGCGCACTGGAGCAACTCGATGACTGACCAACATCCCATTACTCCACCGTCAGAGCTATTGCAGCTTTGGTTTGAGCAGCATGATGATTACAACAAAGGAATCAATGAACTGTTGATTGAAGCCGCCCGATACGGTGCCGACCAAGAGTTACTAGCTTGTGGAAATTACCTCAAGCAGTGCGCTGCGTGGGAAGAAGAAGATGTAATTGAGTTTTATAATTACCGCCGCCCCAAGCCGCCGAGCTTGAAGGAGCAGGCGCTGGCAGTTCTTGAAGAAGAACCTGAAGACGCTAAAGAACTTATTGTGTTTGACGTGGACCAAGTAAAAATTATCCGCCGCGCCCTGGAGGCTCTCAATGACTGATTACAAAGCAACGTCTGATCAATGGAATCAAGTTCAGAAATGCGCCGATGTAGTTGGCAGCTCTGATTGCTCTGCAATTCTTGAACTCCGCGCCAGGATTGAAACACTAGAGAATGCTGCTCACAAACACATCGTTGAAACCAGCGCCAACATTTTGGCTTTGGCAAGCCGAGTCGAGTCATTGGAAGCTGCTGAACGCCAAGCCTCAAAGGTTTACGAAATCAGTAAACCGCTAAAACTCACAGCAAAACAACAGGAGGAGTTGAACGCATTGCTACGACCTAGCTCCAAGCCATCTCTTAATTCCTCCCAAATTGGGAGTTCGCTGGTAGAACGGGTCGAAGGCGCTCTAATGGAAAGCATCAAGGAACAAGGTTCCATGGCCCGCGCCGCAATCCGCGAGGTGGCATCGTGGATGACCAGCAATCCCGATGTTTACTTTCCGCCAGCACTTGTTTTTGCTTTTGAACAGGAGATTGAGTAATGACTGACTACAAGTTTGTGCCACTTAACAACCTTGAGAACCGCCTTGGCAATGCTCTTGGTCTAGCTATTGCCATGATTCGTAAACCAGAAACTGTTGACAACAAAACTATGGCTCAAATTGAAGCGCCATTCAAAGAATGGTGCGATATTCTTGTTGACGGAGGATTGCTTAATGACTGACTCTATTACCCCACCTCGTGAACTCATGGAGCAATGGGCTTCTGAAAAGAGTTATGACGAACGTGATTGGCTTTATGAGTTTCATATTGCAACACGCGCTGCCCAATGGGGTGCTGATCAACAACTTGCGGAAGATGCAGAATGGCTAGATCACAATGCATTGAATGACGTGCATCTAAAGATTATTCCATTGGGTGAAGCGTTAAAAGAAGCAATGCGCCCCAAGCCGCCAAGCTTGAAGGAGCAGGCACTGGAGGCACTAGACCGCATGGATCAATTTCCTACTGCCAATGACCAACACATCATCCGCCGCGCCCTGGAGCAACTTGATGACTGACCTCTCCCCCGTTGACTGGCGAGCGTTGTGCGCTGAATTGTTACAAGAGCTTTGTTGCCATTACAGATCCTGGGAGTTAAAGGAGGGGTATTGCTCGGATGCAATGACCCGCGCCCAAGCCGCTTTGACCCAGCCCTTACTGGAACAAAGCGATGAAACTCTTAAGTTCATCAGGAAGAACACGCCGCGTTACAGAATGTCTGTCATTGTTAGTACACACGACAGCGCAATTGACACCAGGATGCATGTTATCTGGTCTGCCCTTGATCCAAACAACGAAATCCTTGAGTCAGTTTCAATTCCCGAACAACTTTCACCACTGGACGCTGCCGGTGCCTAATTCCAATTCATCTACACCAGGAGATCAATGACTACTGGCTTTCGTGCGCTTTGCGCTGAACTATTTGAGAATCTAGAGCGCTACCAATGCTGGTACATCGAGGACAATGGCTACGGCATTGACGAACTGGAGGCTCTACTAGATCGCGCTGATGCTGCCTTATCTCAGCCCGAGCCGCAGGGGCCGACGGATGAGGAGCTAGTTGAACTCTTTAATGAGAATGACTGGAACTACATCAGCCCAGAAACTTTCCTTGACATTGCTCGTTCTGTACTGGAGTTACGATGACTGACCTTTCCCCTGCCGCGCAAGCAGTGCTGGATGCGTTCCTCAAGGCGCCCATGGGGCAAAGCCATGTGGACGATGACCTGATTGCCATCGCCGCCGCCCTCTGCGCTGCTGCGGATCAGGTGGTGCCACCTCACCTTGAGACGGAGTTGTATGACCGTAATCCAAGTTTGACTTTACAAAAAGCTGTGGAGATTCGCCATCAGCTACTTGCTATTGCTAACGAACTAGAAAACACCCATGTCTAAAGTCAGTTACCTCACCAGGAAGATGTCTGATAAAGACTTCTATCTGTCCCAAGCATCAAGACCACGGCCAGCTAATGCATTCAGCAAATACCGTGGCGTAAGTAAAGGCAATAAAGGTATGTATCGTGCCGTGTTGACCTTCAAAGGCAAGCGTTATTACCTTGGCAACTATGAAGATGAACTAGACGCAGCACGTGCCTACAACAAGGCAGCGCTTGCAATCATTGGTGACTATGCTTTAATCAATGAACTACCAGAAGAATCCAAAAGTTTATGAATTTAAAACTTTGCACAGGGTGCAATCAATTAAAAACAATTGATTCATTTCCCACTGTTTCAAAAACAAATAAACAACCAAGATCAAAATGCAAAACTTGCTGCGCTGCCGCGCAAAGAAAATATTATGCAGCTAAACCAAATCAATATCAGGCATATGTTAAAAAACGAAGAGCTAAGTACAAAGGCATTCATAAAAGGAAAGCTAATCTTAAAACATTTGGATTGACAATTAATGATTACGACAATATGTTATTAGCACAAAATAACCAGTGCGCAATCTGCGGAGTAAACAAATGTTCATCCGGCAGAAGATTTGCAGTTGACCACTGCCACGCAACCGGTAGAATACGTGGACTTCTTTGTTTGCGATGCAACCAAGCAATTGGTAAATTTAATGACAACTACTTCCTCTTACAACAAGCAGCAGACTATGTCTCAGGTCAAATTAGTGTGGGCCACCCAGAACGCAGAAAACCTGGTTGTGGAAATGGCCAGGGTATCAAATCCCAAGAACGCCAACAACACGGAGACAGCCCCTAGGCTATTGCGTTATTTGTTAAAGCATAAGCACTACTCTCCGTTTGAAATGGCTAATCTCTGTGTTGAAATTGAAACAACTCGTGGTATTTCAGCGCAGATCCTTAGGCATCGTTCGTTTTCGTTCCAGGAATTCAGTCAGCGGTATGCAGATGTGGGTGAGCTTGGCTCATCGGTCATCCCTCACCTACGTCGGCAAGATACTAAGAACCGTCAGAACAGCATCGATGATCTGTCATCTGATGTAATTGCTGGTTACTACCGCCGCATTGGTCATCTCTTTGAAGATGCTGAGCATCTATACAGGGAGATGGTTAGTGCAGGTGTTGCCAAGGAATGTGCACGCTCAGTGCTGCCCATTGCAACACAAACCAGAATGTACATGAACGGCACGCTCCGTTCTTGGATTCATTACCTACAACTTCGCTGTGATGCAGGAACCCAACTTGAACACCGACAAATTGCAGAACAAATCAAAGACATCTTCTGTGAGCAGTTCCCCATCATCGGAGAGGCTGTGTTCTCAGCAGATTGAAAAACTAATTGAAGACTACAAAGAACCAGAGAAAGCTAGGCAGTTCCTTATGGATGCCGGGATCATTGATGCGGATGGTAACTTAATGCCACCGTACCAACCTATTTGAATATGGATTACTCCGTTAAGCAAATAGCTATTGAATCATGGGAAGCACTTGCTCTTGGCGGTTTAGATACACGGGAGTACGTACATGCAATGTTGTACATCCGCAACGCTTTGGAGTTTGTTCCAGATGATTTAATGAGTGAGGTGGTGGATGGTGAGTACTCTCGCGTACTGACCTACCCGCCGTCCACCGGCGACGGAATGCCTAGTGACTCCGAAAAAACTACGAACGAATCGTAGCACCAAAACCCTTGCACCGCAGGGGATCTGGTAAGATTCAATGGTCCTGGAATGACCCTAAACTTATCCACTGGTTACATTAGTTTTACTAATCAATCACATTCAACACCAATGCAATTACTCAAATTTTCCAACGGCAACGGCAAGCTCAAAAATCGTCTGATCTTCTCGTTGCCAGCTGGTCACTCATGCCCACATGCTGGTGTCTGCAAGACATTTGCTGACCGGGTCACCGGACTCATTACTGACCTGCCCCAGTACACAGGCACAGAAGCAGATGAGTTCCGCTGCTTTGCTGCCATGGCCGAGGTACGGCCTAACGTGCGTGTTGCCCGCTGGCATAACTGGGATATTATCCGCGAGACCATGCATCGCAATGGGAACCAGGCTGTGTTGCTGCGTGATCTGATCGATCTGTCACTCAGTATGCAAGCACCCAAAGAACTGGTGCGGGTCCATGAGTCGGGTGACTTCTGGACTGAGAACTACATGCGGGCTTGGCTTATGGTTGCTGCCCAGCGACCCAAGCAAAAGTTCTATGCATATACTAAGTCCCTTGGTATGTGGTACAACTTGCGTGATCAGATCCCATCCAACTTTTATCTCACCGCGTCTTGCGGTGGGACACTCGATTACTTGATCCCCAAGTATCCCGATGTGTTCCAGCGGGTGGCCTACGTTGTGTACACAGAAGAGGAAGCGGCTGCACGTGGACTTGCTGTGGATCATGATGACAGCCACTGCCTAGGTGACAAACCGTTTGCACTCCTTGTGCATGGGAGCCAGCGTGCTGGATCTGAAGCGATGCAAGCTGTCACACAACGCAAGAAGGATGGTGGATTCGTTGGGTATGGCAAAACATTCCAAAAAGAATCTGTAGAACCTTGTCTTGCTAAATAGATGAGGTAACATCTGTCAGTCTTCTTGATTGATCGATGTCTTACATGCTGGCCTGCTGGAGGTGGAACAAACCTTACGGTGTAACTGCCTCCAGTTCTTCTAATCAATTTGAACTGATTCCGCTAGACTCAGACTCTGCATTATCCAAGGTCTTCAGTCATCCGTACCGCTCGGGTGCACAGAAAATCTTGAGCTGGATTAAAGAGAATGACGACAGCATCAACGGTGAAGAACTCTCAATTCAAGATGTTGCCAGGTTCCAGCGATGAATATTGATCTTGTCTGTCAATATTGTGGTGTTATTTTTGTTGCCACAAGAAAAGATGCCAAGTGGTGTTCTATGTCCTGTGGTAGCAAAAGAAGGAACAGGACCCATTACTATAAAAGTCCAGAGAGAATAAAAGAAAGATACAAACGCACGCGAATTACTCATCGCGAGTCAAGTATGCTTTCGCGTTGCAAGCACAGAGCTAAAACAAATGGTATTCCATTTAATTTAACAATAGAGGATATTGTTATTCCATCTATTTGCCCTGTTTTAAATATACCTATACGACAATTTTCTTTAGAAGAAGAACCTAAAAGAGGTTACCATCCTAACGCGGCTTCTATTGATCGAATTATTCCAGAGCTTGGTTATGTCAAAGGGAATGTGCGTGTTATTAGTGCAAGAGCAAACTTGTTAAAAAATGACGCTACAATCTCTGAACTTGAACTTGTTCTTGAAGATTTAAAAAAACTATATGAATGTACGTAATTCAAAATTTTCAATGTACCCACAAGAAGGTGAAGTTTTTCTTGTGTTTGACCTGGAGTCCGATGGTCTCTACGATAATGTGACGGTAATCCATTGCATTGTTGTATATGACATTGGACTCCAACAAACTTTTAGTTATGGGCCTGATCGCATTGCTGCTGCTCTTGCTCATCTGGCAACCGCTGATGTTTTGATTGGCCACAACATTTTGTTTTATGACATTCCAGTCCTAAACAAACTGTATCCATCTGTACAACTCAACGGAAGAATCATTGACACACTCATCTGCACCAGACTCATCTGGCCCAAAGAAATCCTCTACACAATTGACGATGAACAATATACGCAGGTTCCAAAGGGACTCAAGGGTTCTGCATCTCTCAAGGCATGGGGATGGAGGTTGGCCGATCACAAGATCGACTTCAAAGACTTCAGTGAATACAGTGAAGAAATGTTGGCATACTGTCAGCAGGACGTTGCTGTTACTAAGAAGCTTTGGCAGCACATCACAAAAGAAAACTACCCGCAGCCTGCGCTCAAGCTTGAGCATGATCTTGCCTTGGCAATTGAAAAACAAATTAGAGCAGGCATTCCTTTTGATGTGGATGCATGTCTTGATTTGGTGGATAGTCTCAGAGCAAAAGAAGCAGAACTTGAGGCACACCTAAAGGAGATCTTTCCACCTAACAAGATTGAATCAATCTTTGTTCCAAAGGTAAACAATTCGAAACGTGGTTATGTCAAGGGCCAGCCGTTTACTAAAGTCACGTATCAGGAATTTAATCCTGGATCTCGTACGCAAATTGTTGAACGTCTACAACAAAAGTACGGTTGGGTACCAGAGAAGAATACTGAGAAGGGTAATCCAGTTCTTGATGATGATGTACTCGATGCCTTGCCGTACCCGGAAGCCAAACCATTGGCTGAATATATGCTGATCAAGAAACGTCTTGGTCAGATTGCTGATGGCAACAATGCTTGGTTAAAGCTTGTCAATAATGATGATGGCCGCATGCACGGTGATCTCATTACCAATGGATGTATTACGGGCCGCGCGAGTCATCGCAATCCCAACATGGCGCAAGTGCCAGCAGGTTATTCACCTTACGGTCATGAATGTCGTTCGTTGTTCCATGCTCCTGATGGTTGGGATCTTATTGGGATCGATGCTAAAGCTTTGGAGCTTAGGTGTCTTGCCGGGTATCTAGCTATCTGGGATGATGGTGAATACTCAGCAATGGTTACAAACCCTGAGGTTGACATTCACGTGTACAACCAAAAGATGTTTGGTGTAGAGACCAGGGATATTGCTAAGCGTTTACTATATGGGGTTTTGTATGGTGCTGGTGCATTCAAGGCTGGTACAATTATTGATCCGAATGAAAAAGATGAAGTAGTTCTTAGGAAACTAGGAGCTACTGCAATTAACTCATTCATGGACGGGGTGCCTGCACTCCGAAAACTCAAACAACTTATTGATGAAACCATTGGCTTACGCGGTTATCTTATCGGCCTTGATCGTCGGACGTTACATTGTCGTTCCGCTTTTAAAGGCTTGAATGTTTTGTTGCAAGCAAGTGGTGCAGCAATCATGAAACAAGTTGTTGTCACCACGCACAACAACATTGAACAGAACCTTGGCTTGGTGCACGGCAAGGATTGGGAACAACTCTTGTTTGTCCACGATGAGATTCAAGTTGCATGTGATCCGCGGCACACTGAGCTAATCAAGGAACAAGCATTGGCTGCGTTCCCGCAAGCGCAACAATTCTTTGGGTTCCGCTGTCCAATTCAAGGTGATGCTAAGGTGGGCTGCACCTGGGCGGATACCCACTGACCATGGACTCCAGTGAATTTTTTATTGACAAGCTGCCTGAATTAAAAGTGATTTGCCCCAGGCATGGCACGCATACTCAATATATACAAAGCACTATTCCAGAACACGCCGGACACTGGTGCATGTTGTGTTGGCTAGAAAGCCTTGGTGATCCTTTGCCTACCCTAAAAGAATGACTGCTCGTCCCAGGTAAGACGTTAAACTGCCTTAACAACTAACTTCTCGAACACATGAACTTTGTTTCTGTTTGCGCTCAGACCACTGAAGTACCGCGTGAGGTATTCATCAGCGCAAGTTCTACAGCCATGCGTTGCATGGTAATGCTGCCTCCTGTAGGCAAGAAAGCTCCAACGCCAATTGAACTTAATGTGTACGGTAAGAATGCCGAGCGTTTTTCCCGAGTACCCAAGGGTGCACAGGTCTACATTCACGGCGCCAAGCTACGTTTCGACCTTGAGTCCAGAACGTTTTCGTTACATGGAGGAATTATTGCTCCGGCTAACGATCAGTTCCCGATCTTCAACACAGTTATCCTCAGCGGTCGCTGCGTCAAAGACATTGATCAAGAAGATGCACGAGCCTTCAAGACAACTGCCGATGGCTTGATGATCTGTAACCAAACTCTTTCTGTTAACACGGGAAGGAATCAGGCAGATCTGTTTAACTTCTTTGCCATGAACTCGGCAGAAGATAAGTTGAACAATGCAGAACTACTGGTTAACTTCACACGTAAAGGAACTGGTCTTACGATCCAGGGTCGTTTGATTACTGATGCGTGGAAGGATGCCAACACAGGTGAGAAGCGTTCTAATACCAAGATCCAATTGGTGTCGATGACCCTGGCACCTAAGGGCCAAGGGGAAGTGAAGCCGATTACACCGCAGACAACTGTTGCTTCTGGTGAGAATGTCACTAGTCTGTGGGGTGGCCGTACCGCTGAGGAAGGCTCTGACCCCTGGACACAAAGCTCTGGTGGTGGACTGCCTGATCTCCCCGGTCAGTATGGTTCTGCACCTGACCTTGAAGAAGTTCCCTTCTGATTGTTATGTCAATTCAAATTACGGGCGTTGACACAGACTTCTCTTTGAAAGATGCAATTGCCTATGAGTTCTTTATGGAAAACGTAGGTAAATTATTTGATGGAAATGAAACAACAGGAGATGAAATTTTTGAAGCAATTACAGAAATGGCAAAAGCTTCTTATTTGATTGCTGAAATTTTTTCTTCTGCTCGCGAAGCGCACACAGCTCATCACATTGAGGACACCAATGACGAAGACTGATCAACGCATGAAGTTCACTCTTGAGGAAGAAGAGTACACCGTCGTATTTCAAAGCGCTGGTGTTACTACTGATGAAATCCTTGAGCACTTCATCATGTTTATGAAGGGCTGCGGGTACAACGAAGACAGTGTTTACGCTGCGCTCCAGGAATCACTGGATGAACGTGAAGCTTTGTCAAAGGCAGCTGCGCTTTATGACAAGGATGCTTGCAAGGACCTAATATAGGTCACCGCCTCGGGATGGCGTTAAAAGCGTCCACGTCCAAACCCTGAACAAACCATGACCGCTTCCATGACTACTAAGAAAACTTCTGCGCTTGCAACACGTGGACTCGATTCTTTCAAACTTTTTCAATCCAAAGAATTTGTTTCGGGGTACCAAAACCTCGTCACTATCCAGCCCCTCAACAAGTCCAAGACACGAGGTTGGTTCGTGCGGAACTCAGACCTGGACACTTGCGGCTGGAGTGCCACTGAAGATCAGTTTGCTAAAGGTTCAGTTATCTGGAACTACAAGCAAACTTTTGGTATGGCTCCCAACACTTCAGTGGAAGAAGGACTCAATTTTGTTGAGCCTCGAATTCAAATCCTTCTTCGTTCTCCCCTCATGGTTGAGGAAACCACGGGGATGAGGCAGACGATTGGTACCTTTGACAACCCTGATGTTAAGGAACTGTGGGAAGCTGACAAGATTGCTGCTGACCTGGAAGGTAGCAAAGGCAATCTCTACAAGCGTAAGTACAGCGTACGCACCAAGTACCTGGTTTACATCCTGACCCAGGACAACAAGCGTGCCCATAAGATCCCGATGGTTCTGACCCTGAAGGGATTGAATGGCACAGACGTTTCCGAAAAAGTCAAGATGTACGAAAAGGAAATGTCCAAGTGCCTGAGTAAGGCACTGGATGCTGAAGTACCTCTGAGCTTCAATGAAAAGTTCTATGCAACTACCGTATTTACTCCGGTACTTGCCAACGAGATGCGCGGAGCCAACAACGTTGAGATCTGTGCAATTGAATCTTTTGACATTCCTGGTTACAGCACCCAAGAAGAAGCAGTCGAATCATTGAATCGCCTGTCGATTCCTGATGAAGATCGTGAATCTACTTGGAAGTACCAAGAGCTGTTCAATGATTACATCAACATCCATGCCAAGCAGGATGCACAGAAACTTGGTGGTGCCTATGGCATCAAGGATGGTGTCGAGATTCTTCCTGTGTCTCGTACCATGGATACGGTAGAGGTGAAGGCACTGCCTGCTCGTGATGAAATCACTGGTGAGGACAGCAGCCTTAGCTGATGGAATCAGTGGTGTCCTTGATCTTGCTTGAGTAATTCTCCTGCATTAGATCAAGGGCATCATTAACTAAACCTTTGATAGCTATCTGCCGTGTTGTTGCAATCTTTGTTAACAGCACGGCAATTTCTTTTAACTCACTAAGTGATGTACATTCATTTATTGTTCTGAACATCTTCTCTTGCCAAAACAAATCCTCTGCAGATGATTCGAATTTCAACATGAGATTAAATTGTTTAAGTTCATTCTACTTGTTGCATTTAAACTGATTTGAAACCAATCGATTGTATTAAGGATTACCACCATGAAGCCTGAGCACAAAGCTGTTCTAAAAGTCGGAGGTTCCTTTGGCCTACTTGGTGCGGGTGCCCTTGCTCTTGTGGGCACTCCTGTGGCATGGGCTGCGCTTGCTTACGGAACGTACCGTGTATCGCGGGCAGCGTACCAGGATGCCAAGGACCGTGCTACCATCCGGGAAGACGACAGCTCCTGGCACGTCTGATCAAACTCAACTCAAACTCAACTCATGTCCAACCAAACTCAGCAGGAACTCAACGCGGCGCAGGCTGCGATCTACACACGCACCAACATCAGGCGTGCGTACCAGGACTTTGATGACACCGAAATCGCTGGTATTTATCTGCGAGGTGATCATTGTATTGTGGTGCGTCGCGATGGTAGTGAGCAGGCTTATGACCGGCAGCTGATCAAGGGTTCCTTCCAGCAGTACACGCATCGCCTTAAAGATTTCTTTGCTTATCTTGGCCCCAACTACAGGGGGCCAAGTGTGTGGCATAACAATGCTTATGTCATGTTCAAAGGTTGGAACTATACTCATGCACTTGGACACCTGACATCCAATGCAAAACTTCAACAGCACTGGGCCGACAAATTTATACACCTATCAGACCCCGCCAAAGTCGTCGCTCTCCTTCAGAATGAGCAGACAGATCTGGGACATTTGGTTGCGCCGGATGGGCTTCGGAGCCCGAATCGGCCAATTGACTTGGAGTCTGAGCTGGAGGAAAACACCTCAGGTATTCAGGCCGGCACTCCTGAACCTTACTGCTCATGTGGGTCCTTTCAGCGTCAGCTTCTTAATGTTTCGTTATTCCAACAGGAGGTTGAAGGATTCAAACCCTGGTGCATCCACCTGACTTGGTTCCATAAGTACCGTGAGCTTCTGTGCAAACGCACTGAAGTACGTAATGCACTGCCCAGTGGTACGCCTGATAAGTGTGTTGCCTGGTGGTATGCACCTCCTGTTGACCACATCAGCGAGGGTAAGTTTGTCCTGCTGCATACCAAGTCTGGCGCTCAGGCTCCACTGACCCACTGGCGTACGTACAAACCTAATGAGGTATTCAACCAGGGTCATGCCTGGGATCTGTTCTTCAGTATGATGGAAGCTGGCTACGTTCCATTCCCTGGTACTGCACTACCACAACTCCAATCTGCAATCAAAAAGAAATGACTAACTACCACATCACCCCACCGCCGGAGCTGGTGCAGCAGTGGCGAGTAGAAGCAGCAAATCGACAGTACGTGTCTCTTGAGTTTGATGAATACATTGCGGAAGTAGCCGCCCAATGGGGCGCCGACCAGGAGCTTTTGGCTTGTGGCAACTACCTTAAACAGTGCGCTGCATGGGAAGAAGAAGATGTGACTGAGTTCTATAACTATCGCCGCCCGAGGCCACTGAGTTTGAAGGAGCTGGCCTTGGAAAGTGTGAAACGATTTGAGAAGAGCGGTGAGTTTTTCTCGGACCAAATGCGTGAACTTGAGTTTATTCGTAAAGCACTGGAGGCGCTTCCCGATGGCTGATTATCGAGCGCAACGACTGGCGAGGATACTAGCCGATTACGAACGATTCACCGCACACAGTAACCCAATGACTGACAATAACCTTATCCCACCGCCGGAGCTGGTGCAGCAGTGGGTTGCCGAAATCTGGCATGAAGGCACACCCGTCCGCGTCTCACTCAGCGATGAGCACATCGCCACCCGCGCCGCCCAATGGGCCAGTGACCAGGAGCTGGAGGCGTGTTGTGAGTGGTTGGATGGTGTTGGCGATCTGACGCTGCAACTCCGCGCCGCCCGCCGCCCCAAGCCGCCGAGCTTGAAGGAGCAGGCGCTACTGCAGCTGGACACGCTCAACGCGGATCTGGCAATGCACGGCATGGGCTGCGACCTGTCTCAAATCCGCCGCGCCATTGAGGAGCTGCCCGATGACTGATATGCGCGAGGTAGTATACACCTTTGCGCTACAGATTGGACCATCACTTTGGCTTTTGCTGTTTTTAGTTTGTCTTGACAGAAAATGACTGACCTCTCCCCCGCCGCGCAGGCGGTGCTGGATGCCGCCTTCACACTGGCCGACAACCTTGACCGTGATGTCACCGAAACGGAAATGATCGCCGCCGCTCTCCGTGCTGCAGTTGCTCACACCCAGCAACACCATGGCCATGACGTGTGGGAGTGCGATGCAGATGAACTCCTCGCCATTGCCGCCGAACTGGAGGGCCTGTGACTAAAAAACTAACTATGACATGGGTTGAGAAGCTGGAGGTTGAAGTAATTGATGAAGAAGATGGTGGTTGCACCATCCGCATTCATTGGGATGATGAAGATCCAGAGCTTGAATACTGGACAAGCCTTGGTGAAGAAGGACAAAAATCCTTTATCATCGAAGCATTAACCAACGCACTTGATTGCTATGTCAATTGACACCTACGGACTTGATGAAGATCGCTACCTTGAGATCTTTGAAGAAAAAGCTACGTTTCTTTTTAAAACAATGCGTGCACTTATCTGTGTAGCACAAGAGCAGAACGTAGATCTTAATGGCTGGCCTCATGATGTTATCTGGAGAATGTACGAGAGTGTTACGTATGATGCAAACGATGATGCTCGTGTGATCCAGAAGACTGAAGACCCTGAGAAAATTGCGGAACGTTCCTATGACGGCATCACAGTTTTTACTCGTCAGGATTTGATGGATGAAATCAAATCTATTAAGGAGCTTCTGGCAAAACCAGAGTGATCAATCGTCCTGGTCATGACGTAAAACTGACCACCCCATATACAACCAACTCATGTTCGAAACCATTGCATCTTTTGTTCTTCCTGTTCTCAAAGATATTCTTTGGACAGCAGCCGCAGCGCTGCTGGCCTATGCACTAAACAAACTTCAATCCCATCTCCAAAACATCTGAGCAATGACTCAACTCACTCAAGCTAAACTCAAGGATCTAAACATCCTCAAACTCTACGAGCACTACCGTGCTATTGAAAAATCACTGCCTCTACTTACTCCTGAGTCCCAGGAACTGGCGCAAGCTGAGCTGGAGGCCTGTGCCTATCTCCGTTCAGAGAAGATCGACCGTTTGCATTACTCTATGGCGGCCCATGAGGATGCTCTTGAACGCATCAAAAAAGAAGGGGATCTCATCACCCAAGCCAAGCGTCATCATGAGTCCCAACTGCGATCCCTCAAGGGTTTGCTAAATTGGTTACGGCGTGCACTGCCATCTGATTCCAACAAGATCAGTGGGCGCAATTATCAATTCACCCTCATACGTAAGAAGGAGTTAACTGTTGAGATCACGTCAGACCCAGAGTTTTGGGACACTGAAGAACGCAGCAAATTCTGCATTGAGCAAGAAACAACCACAACCAAACGAATCGTGGTACGTTCAATGTCAGGAGAAGTCCTTGACGAAAGGACTGAACCCCGAACCAAACAAGAAGTTCTCCCAAACCTCGATGCCATCCGCAACGCCTACCAAGCCGGTCAGCACCTACCACACGGAGTCAAAGTTGTCCAAGAATACTCGGTCCGTTCCCAGCGCATCTTCTCAAACAAGTCAGTGGATCTGGAGGCATCCAAACATCTCGGAGAACTTCTACCAGAAGCTGGAACCCCCGACTGATCTCGAGGATGCACACATCCGCATGTCATGTCACAACCATAGTGTTGATGACTTCAATCTCCAGATCCAAATGAATGAACTGGAGATGTCGATGTTGTGTGACGGTGATGAGCCCGTGCCTTATCACAACGATAAGGTCGATGAGCTTGAGCAAAAGAAACTTAAACTTTTGCTTGGTAAACGCTTCCACCAAAACGCAGCCCGTGCCTACTGGTACTACCTGGCACGTGGCGATAAATAAGTTGCCATACAATAAATAGATACAAGAGGTGTTCCATGTCTGATGAAAGTAAGCTGGTTGATTTACTGGCGGGTTTCACTCAGGCAGGGACACCTCTTCCCGCATTGGTGGGTACCAAGCTTGAGTGGCAAGTTACTGCGTTAACAGCAGGGATGTTAGCAAATGAAAACCTTGCTGCATCAATGGACGCAACTGAGATGGTTGATGCTGCCATCAATTACACGCATTTGATCCAAGAGCGTCTTGGTTACTATCAGCAAAATCAAGTGCACTCTTTGGAGAAGTTGCTGTAAAGTAATTCAGTCTTTACTACCAGTAATGGAACCCGTTATTGTTCCTCGGCTAACCGTATCGTTTGCGGTTGATCTTGAGGTTGAATACGACAGCTTTGGCGGTCGTACTGCACAGGATATTGCCATCGCTCTCCAGGATGAGCTAGACGATCTCCTCTTTGAAACTAGCCCTGCCGTCAAAGGTGTCTTCACTTCCATCACCGCAATTGATTCCAATGACTGAAGAACTTCTTAAGAAACTGAACACCACTGGTGCATTCGATACACCTTGGTTGAAGGAACAACTGCGTAACTGGGACGTGGTTGAAGAACAGAAGAAGGCTGACTTCATGGAACGCCTGTACCAGGTCTACAAACCAACCAACCATTGCTACACAGGTTTGTGGCAGCGTTTCTGTATGACCGAAGCAGGTACCACGATGCGTGAACGGTACTTTGAAATGCTTGCCGCAGTCAAAGAATACGAAGAACTGATAGAAAAACAAAAAAAACTTGAGGCAACTGCCTGAAGTTCAAGTTGAACAATTTATACTTATTGAACGTGCCACACTAGTGGTACGTTCTTTTTTATTATGGACAACCAAGTGGATGAACCTATGGACGCCATTAACAAATGGCAAGAATGGTATCGATCTAATCGCGTGATTGCTGAGATGGATACTCCGGGTGTCTCCAAAGACTCACGTGAGTCTCTTCATGATACAAGCAATGTCACAAGCGTCATGCCAGAATGGCGGGATACCATGATGAAACTTACTTCAATGCAGCTAGATGCCACTGAATTTAAAAAGAAAGCAACTGAGTATTTTGCTGACACAATTGCTGAATTTTTTAATGAGCTGTCAGGGGCTGAACTCTTCGAATGTTTCTTGACTGCTGCACATAACAATGCTGAGCTGGTCAAAAAAGAATATGACAAAGCTCAAGAATTGGTTGATCTTCTGCGGTGTAAAAAACAATGAAGATGCAGGAGTATTACCCTGAATGGATTTGTGATAACTGTGGGATGACTCACGGTCTTTGGTACAAGGGTAGTTCTTACGTCGGTCCTCCAAGTCACTATGCCACTTATCACATAGGTAACTGTGGCGTATGTGGTATGAAAAGTTTGCCTGTGACAGAACCACGGGACTACGGTGGCTTGAGTCATAAAGAAATGCGCAAGTTACATATACAAAAAAAGAAGGGAACTACGTGTTCTAAAATGTAATTATCTACTCAATAGTTCAATGCCTGTATATAGAGAAGTAAATGCGAGCACGTTATACGAAGTAGTTAAGGTTCAAACTTGCAGTGGTCAACCGCTTGAAGTAACTACGGTTAGCGGTACTAATGTATATGTACAAGCAGGGGGTACGGCTGGTGACGCATTTGGTAGGTTGCGTACATCCTCCCCATTAACACTCTTTGACTCAAGTCATCGGTATCGAGACAATGGTCTGTGGGCTACCTCAACAGGAACTGGTGGCACCTACGTATTTAGCAGTGGCGAAGGATTAGTTAATCTCAATGTAACCACTGCATCTGGTGCAAAAGTTTTAAGGGAAACGACAAAGGTATGTTCTTACCAGCCAGGGAAAAGCCTGCAGGTTATGAACACGTTTGTCATGGCTTCTGGCAAAGCTAACTTGCGTCAACGCGTTGGGTATTTTGGAACAGATAATGGTATCTACGTAGAAGTTAGCGGTACCAGTGCGCCATCTTTTGTTGAACGTAATTCAGTTTCTGGTTCTGTTAATGAGACTCGAGTGTCTCAAGCAAACTGGAATATTGATACGTTGGATGGACAAGGTCCTTCTGGTTTTACTCTTGATATCACCAAGGCTCAAATTCATTGGACTGATATTGAATGGCTAGGTCTTGGCACTGTGCGTACTGGGTTTGTAATTAATGGGCAATTTGTACACTGCCATTCATTCCACCACGCAAATTTAATTACATCTACTTACATGACAACGGCATCACTGCCGGTTCGTTATGAGATTGAAAACCTTGGTACTACTGCAAGTAGTAGCACATTAAAACAAGTGTGTTCAACAGTTATTTCAGAAGGTGGCTATGAGCTAAGGGGTGCTCAAAACGCAGTCGGAACCCCAGTCGATACGCCGTATACATTAACGACTGCACCTACTGTTTATCCAATTGTTTCGCTTTGCCTTAAATCAACTCGACTAGATGCAATTGTTATTTTAACTGCAATATCTTTGATGGGTATTACCAATAACGCTAGCTATAACTGGAAAGTTATTGTTGGTGGCACAACGACTGGTGGCACCTGGTCAAACTTAGGCGACGACTCATCCGTTGAATACAAAATTGATGCTTCTTCCTTTACGCTCGGAACTGGGCGTGTGCTTGCCAGTGGTTTTACCAATGGCTCCAACCAAGGATCCGCTGTGGTTGACATCCTTAAGGAAGCATTGTTTAAATTCCAGCTGGAACGTAATAGTTTTACGGGTGCAACAACTGAATTAACTTTGGTTTGCAGCAGTGAAGATAACGGTGCTCAAGTGTTAGCTGCTATGGACTGGGAAGAGGTATCAAGATGACGTGTTAATGACTGATAAACTAGAACTATTGGTCAAGACTTATGTACGCTCCCGCTCCGCAACAGTATCAACCTGCTGAAACGCCCCAGGTTCAAGCTGTTCCTCAGCCCCAGGACAAGCCAAAAGCCCCTGCCAAATCCAAGGCTGGTGGTGATGTGGGTGCATTCATCCAGCAGTGCATCTCTCTGTGTGCTTACCTCAAGGAACTGGAGACCCAGTCACATTTAATCCACCTGAACTACGAGGGCGGTAACTTCTTAGGCGTCCATGCCTTCCTAAAAGATCAGTATGAGGCGCACCTGGAGCAATTTGATACCCTTGCTGAGTTTGTTCGCAGCATGGATTATCTGATGCCCATGTGTGGTTGTGGACTTAAGGATGCTGCTCCTCCCATGCAAGCTGTAACTTCATACAAGGGCGCTGACATGCTTGGCGTGTACTACAAAAATCTTGAGGAACTTGGTATGAAAGCCAAAAAACTAGAGCCTATTGCTTCTAAAGTTGGAGCTATTGATATTCAAAACTTCCTTGCCGACTTAACGGGTCAAGCATTTAAAGCTGCTTGGCAAATTAAGGCTACTCTTAGAAATAATTAATCACTCCAGTGCTCAAGCCTGTGGCAGTTGCAGCATAGCGGAATGCATTTCTTTATTTCTTCTTCGATGCGGCGCCAGCCGTATCCGTGATTAACCATATTTGATATGTTATGGTCCTTGTCACCAACGTGGTGAAACTCAAGGACACGATGATCATTCAACCCACAGTGCTGGCAATTCAAAGTCTTCTTGTACTCAAGAAACTTTTGTCTATTGCGCTGGAGTATTTCCTTGGAAGTTGGCACCAAAGCCAAGCATTACTGCAGTAAATATAACTGATCTAACTATTCGTTAGGCGTTTTCCAGAAGTATTCGTCTGATTCACCAAGCCTTCCCCACTTAGGTGCATGTTCAACATCAAAGTAACGCGTAGATACCTTAAAGTCTGGTGTCTTTAATTCATGGTTGGTTAAAGATGGATCGACCATCCGGCAGCGATTGTTGGGATAAGCACCAATTTGACCATTGTCCAAAGCCACAATGTTATGTGATTTATGTTCATCAGGAAATTCTGAGAAATAAAAGTCGGGTTCGTTTCGATGAGGATGGTAGTTGTCAATAGTAAACAAATATGTGCCACCTATTACACCTGCGCTGCGTGTCAAGACCTCAAAGTGCATGTTAAAGATTAAGTTCTTTTCGACTACGGTAAGCCCGTGGTCGAACCCGTTCCAAAATTGAAGATCTGTCAAAGGTAAGTCGGGTGTAGGTGCTTGTGGTTTGGTGGGATGATCTGGGTCCCAAGCAAGAAAAGCACTGATGGGAAGCTTGTCATACAGTGCACCATACTCGGTAAGGTACGTCTCAAAATACAAAGCCCTACCTGTGAGTGATTTGCATGTTACCCAATAGCCAGGGGTGTATTCACCGTGGCCGTCATGTAAGTCACGCAAGTATTCACGACGCACCCATACCTTTACTGGTGGAACGTTGGCTACCAGTGTTGTCATCTGAGCATCTCAAGTCTTCTTAATATAAAGCACCTGGGTAGGATTCGAACCTACATCGTCCTGCAGCGGCAGTGACCGTACTATCCAATTGTCTCGGACCAGGTGGGTTAGTTTATAATTGTAACAAGTGCAGCAATAAAGTGTTAAATTTAATAAAAAATATTTTAAATAAAAAACCGCCTGTCCGCCCAGGAGTTGGTCCTGAAGAAGTCCGTGCAATGGCTGCTGAAGCAGCTAAGAGAGCACAAAAAAAATTGGAAGTGGCCAATTTAGTGAGGTATATGCAACTTCGCCTGGTTTAGTAACCAAAGAAATTGCACTAGAAAAAAAACAAAAACTATTAAATGAAATTAACTTACAGGCTAAAGCTGCTGAGTTGGGAATTGCTCCTGCAATTGAGTCTGTTGTTTTAGCGCCTCCAAGGATTGGACAAACTGTTGTTCCGTTAGAGCCTGGTATCAATCCATCAATGCGTGGAGAAATAACAATGCAAGACCTAAGGACTAATTACACGCCAGCTGGAACTGCTGATATTTCTTTAAACGACCAATTGAACAAACAACAGTATTTAAATCAAGCTAAACAAATGAGTGTATTGGCTTTAAATAATGTTTCTTTGTCTGATCGACATCCTGGAAATATTATGTTTCATAAAATGACGGGAAGACCTATTCAACTTGATTTTGGTTTATCGGAACCAATTAGATCAGATAGACAAAAAGCTGCTAACATTTCTCGCGCAGTAGCTGACGGATTACATGCGGCTGGGTTAAAAGAAGAAGCGCAAATATACCAGGGGGCAGTTGCTGATTTTTTAATGACAGACCCTCAAATGGCTTTAGATATTGCAAAACAAGGTTTGTCCAGACTTCAAAAAATTAAAACACCAATAGATCCTAAACAATACGTGTACGCTACCGTAGATTCTCCTGAAGACTTTATATCCGCGTTAGGCAACTAATAAATTTAACTGAAAATCAACCGTGCTGGAATCGAACCAGCTATCTAACTCCCTTGTCGGGGTGTCCTGCCACTGGACTACCGGTTGAGTGACCCCCAGGTTTGTGCATCATCCGGCGTCCCGGAGCTAAGCATAGGGGGTGTTGCTGATTCGTTGCGCTTGCCTAAGCGTAGACGGAATTTCCGGCCACGCTTTTTGGGTCGAGGGCGCACCCGAGAATCAAACGGGCAGGGAAGGCCATCCCCCTGGCCTGGAAACCCAGGACTTAAATCCTATTTCTCCCTGGGGCGATCAAAGAACGCGGGACGGCAAGGTTACCGCAAGGTAGATGGATCAGGTGTGCAGGCAGGGACCTGACCTCTATCGATTTAATTATACACAAAAAAGTTAAAAGTTAAAACTTTAAGGGCATTAATTGTACTACCACGTCCACCTGCCAGCACTGTATCTAACTTTCTTTGCCGCGTCCTTAAACTCTTGAGATCCTCTGGCAGGCAATGGAATAGTATTGCCTTTTGTCATTGCATATTCTTTAAGTTGAGGCTCAAACCACGTTTTCCCTTCTGGTGTTTCCCAATCAGTAGGTCGATATTTCTCTGGAATGCCATACCAGTAATCACGAGGCACAACGTACCTATCGGTTTTATATTTATCTTTTTCGTATTTGTCTCTTTCTGCTTGTGTTAACTCTTCTAAATACATCCTGGTGTTTGAATTGCGTTCAGGATATATCCCTTCACCACCTGCTAAGTAATGTGCAGCAGCAGGGTCCTTTAATCTTGCAGCTACTTCAAGTCTATAAGCTTCATCTGGAGTTTTAGCTCCTGATTTAGCCATAAATTGTTTTAACTGAACTTTAGGATCTTGAACGTAACCCGATGAAACCCCAGGATGAACCCAAGGTTTCTTTGCAGGTGCAGCGGGTTTTGCTGTGGGTGCAGAAGGTTTTTCTGCAGTAGGTTTTGATGCAGGTGCAGCGGGTTTTTGTGCTGCAGTGGCTTTATAAGCAGCTGCTTTTGCAACAGCCGCCTTGGCTTTTTCGTATTCAGCAGCCTTACTAGTTGACATATTTAAAATCGCAACCTAACGATTAAAACACATAAGTCAATTATAACTTGTGTCTATATTTCCAGTATTTTTATTTTTGCTGCCATAAAATTTTATGGCGCATAAAAAATCCTGGTTGCTCAGACCAGGACTAAAACTAATTACTTACCGCCAATACCTACGGGACGAGACGTGTGTATTGAGCACTGAAAGTATAGCGCGATACCTTATTTCTTTTTGGCAGCAGCCTCTTTTTTCTTCGCAATCATTTCTTTAAACTTGTCGCGGGCTTCAGTTTGCTTGGCAGATGCACCACCTTTGCCTTTAACAGGGGGAGCAGCCTTGCCTTTTGCGGGCGGCACAGCTTTTTTGGGGGGAATAGCCTTTTTCTTTTCCATGCTAATCAGGAATCTTTATTAAGTATACGCGAGTTATTTATCTTTGTAACGTTTGGATGCACGGGCTGCTTTGCCAGCTTTTTTTGCTGTCTCTGTGTTAGGTACAAATTGTTTTCCTTCCTTACTGGCAGCGCGTTTCTTGCGGTCAGTCTCCTCTCTTTCCTCCTTGGATAAAGAGGCCCATGCTTTTTCCGGCAAGTAACGCTTGGTGTAGCCAGGTTGAATTGCTTTATCAGCCGCCATCTTTATACCTCTTGGCCGCAGCTTTAGCTTTAGAACGTTTCTCGTACTCGTCTTTTGTGGACCATTTTTCGTCAGTCCACTTACTTAAAGCTTTTTGTTTTTCACTCTTGCCACCTTTATATCCACCACCGGCTCTTTCGTATTCTTGGGCCAATAGTTGTGAGCGTCTTGCGCTCCATTGGCCTGGCTTGCCTCCCTTGGAACTTTCCATGATGCGATCTTTGATGCGCTCACGTAATTCCGGTTTTGTATATCTGCTATTGTCCTGCGCCACTCGACTTTAGTTCTCTTTCTTTTAATATTTTAAGCCACTTACATTCCTTGGCAGACCGTGCCCAGTCCTTACCAGGATTTGGGATCTTTGATTCGAGTTCCCAAAAATAATTTTGAAGGCGTTCAGCCTCCGTTGGAAGTTGATACTTAGCCAAAGTTGGTGGGGATGTCGTGCTGTTTACCAAACTTGTGCATGATTTCCTCGATGGACTCAAGGGACTCTAGGCGTACCAGGATGTCGGTCAGTGTGCTGATCGTTACAGGATGCTCGGTACGGGCAGCAAACGCAAGGGCTTCACGCAGATTTGCCGTGGCATCATCAATGGATTGTTTGACCTGGTTGGAAAGAGTCATTTCAGAACCTTTGGGGTTTCGTGGTAAAAGAATTACTTCTGGCATTCTATCCACATAACTAATATGTTAAGTATGTCATGTTTTTCTTAACATATCTAGTGGATAAGTTAAGAAAAATGGTAGGGATTACTGTAATTCTTCCCAGATCCAACCCACTTGATAGTCATCAATAAAACTAGGGATGCCAAGGGATTCCATAAGTTCGTAAATCAAACGTCCTTTACCCAACCGTTTGCCTTGTGAAGATTTTCTGTTGTCATCAACAATGATTAAAGTGCCAGGATTGATGATGTTCTTGGCGGCAAACAACTCTTTGAGGTGGTGAGCAGCCGGTGCCCAATCATTGTTCCAATCGGTGATGTTGTACGAGTCTAGGTACAACAGATCGCAGCGCCCCTCCAGGGTGCCAAGAAATTCAACAGAGTCCGACTCAATAACCTCAGTGTTGCTGCTGGTACTTGAACTGGCTAGCTCGCAAGCATTCGGGTCAATGTCAACAGAAATCAGCTGGCCACCATGGGCACTAACGTATTCGTCAAAAAGGAGAGTGGAGCAACCGTCGCCTGTGTAGTTGTCTTCCTCTCGGTACGTACCCGTCTCAATAATGATGGGGTTTTGGACCCCATTTAGGTGTTGGAAAATTTTTTGGAATCCGTCAGCCCGAGCGCCAAGCCTAGGTTTGATCGTGGAAAAATACGTGTTCCAGTCAGTTGCTTGCGTCACAGGTCGACTCGGATGTATTCAATATTCTTGGATTGTAACTCCAATTCAAACGCATCGGCCTCAATTGTTTCAACGTCGTCAACCGCGCATTGATTCAAAAGCCCAGTGCGCTCTTCGTCGTCAACGTCGTAATAAAACCTGGTGAGATTAATAGACACCTACAAACTCCCAAATGGATTTGTGGGTTACAAACTCCCATTGCAGGATAAAAATTACGGCAAGCATGGCGGCGCGACCATTAAAACGCTCGGCGTACCAGAGGTAATCCTCAGGGTGGGTCGGCAAGGTTGCGATATTGAGGTCTGGGCAGTAGCGGCTGACAATTTCTTGGATGATCCAGGACAGGCAGTTGTACCAACCTTGGATCCAAAGCACTGCTTTGTTCATTGGTTTTTAAAAACTTCGGCAGCAAACAGGTAGGCGTCAAGCCCTACGACAAGAACAATAGCGGCAATCAGCCACATAATTGTTCGCCTTTGGTTTTCCATTGTCAATTGCTAGGCATATACGTTAGGATAACAGCAATATACAAAACCTTCAATGGTTGCTAGAATTGAAACAAGCGATCCATGGTCGCTGAAATATCAAGAGCAACCAGAGTTGATGCGGGAGCTGAACAGCCGCCCCGCCCGTATTACAATTAACGGAAAGCGACACTACCATACACCGTTTGTAACAGGGCCGGCGCCCAGTGTAACAACTATTCTTAGTGAAACAGCCTCCGAAGCAAACAAACGGAAGCTGGAGATGTGGAGTAAGAACAATCCAGGTGTAAAAGAAGCTGCTGCCGAACGTGGTACAGCTATCCACTATGGCATGGAGTGCTACCTGAAAGGGGATAAAAACCCTAAAATCCCGCCTGACTACCAAGATTTTTGGTCGGGTATGCCAGGGATTCTTGATCAGTTTGACGAGGTACTGTGGGCTGAAACTCCTTTACTAGACAAGCATCAGTTTGCATTGTCAGACGATGGTGTTGGTAGGGTATGGGCGCATGATGAGGAGGGACGAGCATGGGTTGGTTCACCTGACATTATCGGTGTTGTAGGGAACAAGCTGACGCTTGCCGACCTTAAGACCAGTGTCAAACCTTACAGCCGCAAGTGGCCAAAAGACTTGGAAAAAGGTTCTCCTGAATGGAGGGACTTGCTTGGGGGACACCTCAAGTTTAAAAAAGCATGTAAACAAATTTGTGCGTATTCAATTGCAATTGAACAAAGCTTGGGAATGCGTGTGCAACAAGGTGCCATTATTGTTTCTACTCCTATTAGAACTCAAGTATTTAAAATTTCCAGGAAATTTTTAGACTCTCTTGAAACTGATTGGTTAAAGTTGGTTTCCGAATATTACTCGCAAATAGAACGCTGTGGAGTTTATGATGCAGACTTAATTTAATTTACAAAAAGAATCCATCCATTAGTGGAGTGCTGCTTGCCTGTTGCCACTCTGTTCAATGCTGCTTGATGTAAACCAAGAGAACGAACAGCTTCTTTTTGTGAAACAAAACATAAAACTTGTCCGGTATTTTTATTTTTTAATGTTATTGGTTTGCTTTGATCTTTTCTATTGATCCACTTGCCTTTGTTGCTTACGCTGATTTTTTTGCGTGCTGCACTGGATACTTGTCTGCCAAGTGCTTTTGATCTAATTTTTTCACATGTTTCAAAACTTCGTTTTAAGCCTAAGTTTGATTGACGAAGTTTTTCAATATGTTCTTTGCTTAGTTTTTTATTTTTGCTTGCTTCCTTAAGTTTTTCTTTTCGTTCTGGTGTCATATTTTCTTTTGTTGTTTGTCGAATTTTTTCAATTGTTTCAGGAGAATGTTTTTGTCCAAGCCATGTAAAACCTGTAGTGGTCACTCTTGACCTATTTGCAAATATTGGATTTACAGCAACATCTAATACAAAATGCAAATATGCTTCATGCTTAAAAGCTTCTGCACGAGTTTTAAATATTTTTAAAATTTTCTTCGTATCTGGTTTAAAAGTTTTGTCGCAAAAACTTCCAAAATAATTAACGTCTTCTTCGGGTTTGTTTTTCGATGTTCGACTGCCAATATACATGCGGCCATCGGTGGAATCAATACTCATATAAGTGTAATGATACACAAATACAACAGCTAGCTGTGTATGATATTAACACATAAGCAGCAGTGTTATGCCCTGGAATACTGATGATCCCATGGAGAGACGCAAGCGTATTGCCTGGTCTGTCGCAACTTCGTCTTGCATTAAGACTAGGCAGGATCCTGTAGATGTTTACAACAGACTGATGGACGAGTGGGATGAAGTCGATGAAAAAAATCCGTGGAATTTTTCGTATGAGTCCAATAAGACTTAGTGATTTAACAAAATTTTGATGGTCCCCTCGGATTGGGCAGCCTAGGATAAGAAAACACACAACCCAACCCCCCGATGGAAATCCATGTTATTTCCGTTGGTGAGTGGATGAATACGCTCCAGAGCCTCATGATGAATGCGGCGGATGGGGATTGTTTTTGTCTGCCTACCGACATGCATTTTCATGCATATATATTGGTTAAGGATACGGTATTCCCTGAGCGGGACTTTAAAGTGGAGATCAAGCAGCAAACAGAAGCATGACAAGCAAGCAACAACAAACCCTAAAACCCGGTGAAGTACGTCTTGACTACATCCCTAAAGATTGGCCGCTCACGCCGTTGGGCGCAAACAAAGACCCGTACGTCTCGAGTTGGCAGAACAAACCATTTGGTATTTGTGAGATCGAGGAGGAGATCATCACGGGATCATGTAAGGCCATCGGTCTTCTCAGCGGTCCTGTCTACAACCTTCCTTATGGTTTGGTGTGGGTTGATGTTGATGGACCGAGCGTCTACAACCTTATCGAAGAACTGTCAGACCAAACCTTCGCGACTGCTCTGCCAGATACGCTGACCATTTGTAGTGGTAAAGAAGGGCGTGAACGGAAACTTTATCGTGTAGACCGGGAAAAACATAAGCATTTCGTAAGGAACAAGTACACTTGGCACGCAGAAAAAAATAAAGAAAAGCTTGAGATCTTGTGGCGTAAGCACCAGGGTGTTCTCATGGGCACTCACCCTGAGACCGAAGGTTACTATACAGGCGTTAACCAGGGGTTTGAGTGGATTGACGCCCTGCCTGAGTTCCCTGATTGGTTAATGAATGCAATCATTAACAAAAATGTCAAGCAGGGTGTCCCAGCAAAGGAGATCTCCAGGGTAATTGGTCCCACATTTGCTGTGAACACAGAGATCTCGCTAGAGCGGGATATGCAGCTAGCAACAGAAGCAATGTGGGCACTGCCACCAGAGGCCTGTGACGATTACGACATCTGGATCACGATTGGACAATCGCTTCACTCACTGGATGAATCGTTGCTGGATCAATGGGATGAGTGGTCCAAGCAATCAGATAAGTATCGAGATGGCGAGTGCCACCGCCGTTGGTTGTCCTTTAGTAAAGGCGGTGGCCGTGGGCTAGGTTCCCTTATTCACATTGCCCGTGAGCATGGCTGGGAGATGTCCCAGAACCATCGTGCGATGAGTGTTGATGATGCGACACTTGAGCACATGTCCAAACAACTGGAAGAAATTGAGGCTGAACTGATGCCGACCATTGAGACTGAGTTATCTCTTGAAGATACTGTGCAGCTTCCTCAGGGGAATCGTAAGTCTTTGAAAAGGCAGGGACGGGGGCAAGGAAAAGAACAACAAACAAGAGGACCTTCATCTGACGCAGTCGCTGACGTACTCCTGCAGGTTTATAGAGGAAGGCTGCAGTTTAGTCAAGCCCACAACGCATTCTTCATCTATGAGCACCACAGGTCAAAAGGCTTGTGGTCTCGTCTGTCTGAGACTGAGATGAAGAGTGAGATCAAGTCTCAGCTCGACCTGATCAAGGAGGGCTTCCTTAAGAATGGCTACAGCATGACGCTGGTCAACGATGTATACGAGCAGCTACGCATCAGCCTCATCTTTGATGACTGGTATGAAGGCAACGACCACCTACTGTTTACCAACGGTATTCTTAACGTCAACACGCGTGAACTGCTGCCTTTCAACAGGAGCATGCACATCACGCAACAACTGCCCTATGACTATGACCCAGGGGCAACTTGTGAGCCTATTGTCAAGTGGCTGAAGAACACACAAGATGATAACTGGGGTCGCGTCCAGGTGCTGAGGGCTTGGTTGCGTGCCGTCCTTTTAAGTCACTCTGATATTCAGAAGTTTGTTGAAATTGTTGGGCCTGGTAAATCTGGTAAGTCAACGTACTCGAACCTGGCACATGCCTTGGTTGGGGATGACAACGCAATGATCTCATCCCTTGAGCACCTTGAGAAAAACCGATTTGAAACCGCCAACCTATATAAGAAAAAATTATTGCTCTTCAACGACGTTGAACGCTATGGCGGTTCGGTCTCTGTGTTAAAAGCTATTACCGGTCGGGACTTGATCCGTAACGAACATAAGTTTCAGACGGGGTCCCAGAAGCCGTTTAAGTTCAATGGCCTTGTCATGATCACGGCTAACGAACCCATCCAGACGACTGACCCAACCTCAGGTCTTGCACGTCGTCGCCTCACTATTCCTTTCGACAAACCGTTCACTGGTAACTCTGCTGAGCAGCGCACGTTGATTGATATGGATGACCGTGGTCGTCCCTTTGGTGAATTTGCGTCCTTGCTCCCAGGGCTTGTCAACTGGGTCTTGGATATGAGTGAGGCTGAGATGCGTGAGTATCTGATGGAGACCAATGAGAAAGTTGGCTTCTTTGCTAAGCATCACCGTGAACAAATCCTTAAGTCCAACCAGATCATGGATTGGCTTGATCATTGTGTGGTATTTGACCCAGGGGTGTCTACTCCTATTGGTCTGGCTAAGCCTTCTTCTGCTGGTTCTTCAAACGTGTACGTGTCTTGGGATACGTGGTTATATGCCAGTTACTGTGAATTTGCACGTGCATCCAACAGCAACATCCTTGGGCGTAGCCGTTTTGAAACCTTGTTGATGGACGTGTGTATCCACCAGCTTGGCTTGAACGTCTACAAGTTCAAGAATCCACGTGGCATGCGTGTAGTCAACGTTGCCTGCAGGGCATCAGACCAAAAGTACGCAAAGTTCCCGTCCATTATTGAAGTGGGCATGAACAAAAAAGAATGGCGTATTCACTATGGAGATGTCATAGATAAGAAGACTGATGCGACAATGGAATCTGCAGAGGCAGAGCTTTGAGTGACGGTCGGCATTTAATTTTAGATCTCTATGGGTGTGACCCAGAGTTGTTAGATAACTATGAGGAGCTTCAACGGTTGCTTGAGGCTTCTTTAGTTCTAGCAAAAGCCAATATCCTGCGGATTGTAGGAAAAAAATTTGAACCGCAAGGCGTCACACTACTTGCATTACTGTCTGAGTCCCATGCGTCTATCCATACCTGGCCTCAGATTGGTTATTGTGCCATCGATTTATACACCTGTGGGGATACCACGCAAACACATAAGGCAGCTGAGTTTTTAAAAACAAAACTCAAAGCAGAAATAGCCGAACAAAAAGAATTAGTACGATCAACAACTCCTTGTGTTTCTGTATAGTTGATCAAGACGTTCTCTATTAAATGGCCAAAAAACCTAAATTGCTCTGGTCCGGTGACATCATTGCCAAGACCGGGTTTGCTCGTGTCACGGAAAATGTGCTTGAGCGCATCTGTGAAGAGTATGAAGTTGTAGTGCTCGGTAATAACTGGTTTGGAGACCCGCATCCACTCTGTGATAAGTACCTCATTTATCCCTCGTCCAACCGCTACCAGACCGCACCCTTTGGTGAGCAGCGCATTCGAGAAATTGTGGAGAAAGAGAAGCCAGATCTCATTTTCATAATGAATGATCTGTGGATTCTGAATGAGTTGTATCGTCAGATCCAGGACATCCATAAGACTGGTGCCTTCAAGTTCATTGGCTACTACCCCATGGACAGCTACGGCTGGACTGGGTGCATCCTTGACACCATGAATGAGTGGGATGCGTCCATCTGCTATACGGAATTTGGTGCAAAAGAGGTGGTGGCTGCTGGCTACCAGAAGCCCATCGCTGTGATTCCTCACGGTATCACCAAGGGTCAGTTCTATCCCATGGATAAGAGCGAGGCTCGTAAGCGGCTTGGTCTGTCGGATGACATCTTTGTGGTGTTCAACGGCAACCGCAACCAGTTCCGTAAACGCATCGACATTACGGTTGAGGCTTTTGCCAAGTTTGCGAAAGACAAACCGGATACGCAACTGTATTTACACATGGGACTCAAAGATCAAGGTTGGGACTTGATGCCGTTGTTTGCCAGGGCAATGAATCGCGAAGGGCTAGACCCCAACGGACGCATCATCCTTACTGCGCAAACAGAAGGACCTCCGAACGTGGAGGTGGACTTCCTGAATGCGATCTATAACGCGGCTGATGTCGGCGTCAACACTTGCAAGGGTGAGGGCCACGGGTTGGTCAACCATGAGCATGCGGGTTGCCGTGTTGCCCAGGTGGTGCCTGACCACACCAGTACTAAGGAGATCTTTGAGGGTGCTGGTCGCCTGATCCGTTGTGATCACGTAGATGTGGATACGAACTACGCACGGGAAATGCCCTGCCCGTCCTCAGATCACCTTGCCGAAATCTTGACGGATCTATATGAGAACCATGAGAAGCTTGATGAGACTGCACGCCTCTGCTACGAGCGTGCCACCTCTCCCTGCTACGACTGGGACAACATCGCACCTCAGTTTGCAGGGCTGTTCCAGGAGGTCCTAGAGGGCGCCTATGGGGATGCGCACTCGACTCAGGCGGAAGAACCGGTAAGCAAGAAGGAGAAGAAAAAAGAAAAACGCAAGAAGCGACTGGTAGGCGCAGTAGCCTGACCAGGGTGGAATCAGGCCCTCGCTTCGGCGGGGGCTTTTTACTGGCAACCATGTCTCATGTTGAGACCCAGGAGAGAGTATTTGTACGTGCAGAAAAATTCAGGATAAGGTCGCTTTCTTTTTGATGTAGGGAAAAATGACACTTTTGCGCTTTTATACGGAACGTCTCAAGTAAGACATGGCTGAGACGACTAAGACTTGCAGAGAAATTCAGGATAAGGTTGTTTTCTTTTTGATGTAGAGATTAATGACACTTTTTGCTTTTTATACGGAACGTCTTATGGTGAGATACAAATAAGACAGATGCACAAAGAAGCAGCCAGTGATTCCGTATAAGATGGCAAAAGTGTCATTTTTCCCTATACCAAAAAGAATTTAACCTTATTCTGAAGATTTTTGCAGCCCTGGATTTTGGACCATTTCTCGTGTATGATTCCGGAGTACGCATCCCACCCATGCCACGCAACTACAAGGAAATGCCCCCCATCCAGTACCTGGAAAGCCTGTACAAGCTTTCCGTCCGGTACCCTAGTGGCCTTGAATGGCTCGTTGACAAAGCTGGCTACAACCAGGGGGATCCAGCGGGGCGCATCCACAAGAAAACCGGTCACTACATTGTCTGTATTGACGGGCAGGAGTACCAGGCTCACCGGATCGTCTACTATCTACGTACCGGTCTATGCCCTGATGAGCATGCCGTTGTCCATACGACAGCCAATGAGGACAAGGACAACCGCCTAGGACTCAAGTCATGCCTACTGAAATCAAAAAACACTACTATTGTCGAGCTAGAGCCCATGATTGATCCCGAGTTGATAGGCGCTTCCGTCGAGCCACCTGCGTCTGGACTCTTTACTTACGTCAAGGGCATTGACTCCCTATCAGAAGAAGAGTTAAAAACACTTGGTTACTACAAGGGGTATCCATGTGCCCATGGGCATACCATCAGAAACAGTCAAGAGCATTGGTGCTACCACTGTGCAATCAAAATTCAATCCAACGTATGTGGCTTTGACATTAACTTTTTAAACGAACGGTATAAGTACAAGTACTTTCGGTTGTGGGAGAAAGTTGAGATCGGCCATCCAGACGAGTGCTGGCAGATTAATGCCCCAGGGAAAGTCAGTCCCCGCCGTGTGTGCTTCCCTTCCTACAGGGCGTTTTACAGTGACCAGACTTCTGAGAACGTTAACTTCCATAAGCTCCTCTACCAGTGTGCATGGGGAGATGTCGGCTTCTTGTCAGTGACCAGACTGTGCGGTAACCCTTGGTGCGGCAACCCCCTTCATATGTTCTCTCGTTGGAATCGCGGGCTGCCACCAAAACGCCTGGAACCTTTTGACACACACTTTGATGCACAAAAACTAATGGCGGCAAGCAGTGCGATACGCCTGAAAAAAACCCAGGAGTTAATTGAACGTGATTACAAACCTTCTATTGCGCATCCTTGTGAAGTCAATGATGTCCCTGATTACCACGAGGATGCCTAAAACACGCTCCGAGTACAATGGATATACGGAGTTAGTATCATGCAGTGAGCAGAGTATCTAATACAAGTCAGCGGCAACGTACCCAAGATAATCCCCTTGTTCTGGGTACGTTCAGCGAAACATCACTTCGCTATCTAACGGGAAAACTAGGGCCTAAAAATATAGTGGGTTTGAATGGTTATGGTGGTGGCACCATGAACCATTGGTTTCAGCTCAACGTTACTAGCCCAGCCTGGATTATTACACAGAAAGGCGGACCGCGTCCTAACTATATCCAGGTTTCTACATACGACCTAAATAAGACTCCAATTGAAGGCCGCATGATCTTTCAAGCGGACAGCGTTTCAACAACTAATGCGGACGGAGAAAAGTTTTATCCCTATCTTGGCCACACAATGGGGGCCGGTTCTGATCTGGCAAACACCTTTAACTCTTACACGTTAAATAAAGGAGACGATCTTTACTTCATCTTAGAAGCGGGCAGTTATTTACTCTGTATTTCTAGTACTAGGAACGAACCGCTTGATTATTCCCTGGGGTTAGTTGTTGAATTTCCCGCCCTGGATTCTTTTATTTTACTGGAAGACCTAGATGGAAGCTTCTTGGTTGCAGAGACTACACTTGACTTGTCCAATACTATTGTTATTGGACCAAACTTCAATGTTAACTACTCAATACCGATAGGGTTTAATGCATATACGTTTAGTGCAGCATCCATTGATAGTGGTGCAACGGTAACAATACCAGCCACATCAACTTGGTTTATTGGTTTTATGTCACCAGAAGCTGATGACAAATTTGAATTAGAGCCAAGTGACAGCTACACTACAGATGTAGAACATGAACATTCATTAGCGGAATGGTCCGATGCATGGAAACGCGAAAGAGATCCCGATGCACGTCTACCTGAAATTTTCCTGCCTCTTGTTGACCGCCCGTAACAAAATGTTCAAATTTATTTTGCACTTACTGAAGAAAAAACACAACCCCACCAAAGCTTTTGCTACTTACTGTCAAGATAATCCTTGGGCGCGAGAGTGCCGTATCTACGAAGACTAATGGCTATTTATGAAGCGACGCAAAAAGATTGGGACGATTTTTTTAGCCCAGAAAATGCGCCTAAAACTGCGTTTGATCCCTTGGATCAAGACGACGAATGGTTGTGTGTGGTTAGCCAGCATGGCAGTGTCCCGTTCTGGGAGGCAACTCAACGATTGGATGAACAGGCGCAAGAACAAACGAGTGCGCCAGATGGATTCATCTTTGACCGGTAAGTTTGGCCCCAAGACTCAAGCTTTAGCCATTCGTCAAGTTCGTCAATGGATTATTGAGTTGCCAGCAGGAGATTCAATATGTTTGAAATGTGAGTGTGCGTTGCCAGATAAACAGTTTCAAGTGTGGAAGAAATGGTTTATGCGCCATGAGAATTCCAAGTGGGAAATCTCTGATGAACACAAATCTTTTTTCTTTTACAAATCAAGTCTCGTAGAATAAAAGAAACAGGATAAATCCATGGCACATTTTAACAAGTACCTTGAAGTGGCTCTTGCCATTCATGCAGCATGTTCTGCTATTTGCGCTTTGACTCCCAACCCGCGTGATGACCGGTTTTTGCGCAAGGTTTATCGTCTTATTGAAATCGGCGGTTTACTTGTGGGCCGCGCCAAGGATCGTTAATTGTTAAAATAAAAAGCAGTGATGCCGCAAACATCACTGCCAAATAACCACAGGACATGTGTGGCCATGACCAAGTATAAACAACAACTCCCTAGGGGTGCAAGTCGGCAACAGCGAGCCGAGTATTTCATCGATAGGGCCAGGGGGATTCACGGTGACCTTTACGATTATTCTTTAGTACCCACAACTTTTAGTCGACAGCAAAACGCTGTTACGATCATTTGTTCAAGGCACGGTGAATTTCAACAGTTGGCAACAAACCATCTTGCCGGCAAAGGCTGTCGAAAATGCGCAAAAGAACAAATTAATGCAGTAAGGTATAAGACTCAATATGCACTAGCTCAGGACAATGTCAAAATATGTGGCAGCTGCAATTTAATTCAGCCGTTTGAAAATTTTCCGCCTGAACCTAATGGAAGAAAAATCGGAAAAGTAGGAGCTTGGTGTAAACAGTGTTGTAGTTTAAAAAATAAAACTGTATACAAAGATAAAATTCGAAGTGCAAATCTTAAAAAGTACGGCCTAACTCTTGATGGTTATTTTGATTTGTTAGATAAGCAAAATTATAAATGTAAAATTTGTGGCGTACCAGCAGCTCGGGCTCCTGGCGTTGGAGCTTCTCCTGGCATCTTGTGTGTTGATCACGATCACGAAACAAATAAAGTAAGGGGATTGTTGTGTTCACATTGCAATACAGGACTGGGATTGTTCTTTGATGATATTTCTAATTTGGAAAATGCTATTCAGTATTTAAAGAACGCTGATTAATCAGGCAAGACCTGACTCCAGAACACAACACCATTGTTGTCTTCAACCCATTTTCTTGTTGCGTAAGCCTCTTCTTTACTGAGGGTTGCGCATTTTTTTTCGTCGCCAACCTCCCAACAAATATTTACTCGAATCTTTAAATCTTTATTACGTTTCACTTTGATACAAGAATTGCCCAACCTGTATTATTACCGTCGCATTCCCAGCGACGCAACCAATTTTTTCTACTGTACTTTACACCTTTGCCACGCGCTGCAGAATTACTGACGTAACCACCGTTTAACATATCGGCTTCTCCATTTGGATCGTTGTGTACAAATGTATCTGGCGTAAACCCGATGCAGCACGTCCAATGTCCACCACCAGTCGGGTAATTAATGTTCCCCTGGTGCAGCCAACCAACAGCTACTGGCCTGCCGTTGCGAATTTCATTTTCTAGGAGGGCTGCATTACCGTTGGTGATGAATGTTGCCTTGAGTCCCAGGGAACGCAAAGCTGCAAGCTGAGCATCTTTGCTGGTCGTGTCTCCGTATTTGGCGCGGATTTTATTGTATTCGTCATCCGATTTTACCAAGTTGTAATAACCGGCTACCATAGCACAACTCGAAGAAAAACACTCGCGATATCCCGTACCAGACTGGTTGTCAAGTTGATAAAAGTAAGGTACGGACAGTGTTTTAGATGTTGTCGCATCAGTGGTATTACCTCCTGGCGTACCAAGTTGTTTATCCATAATCTGGATCAGCTTGGTGCTGTAACCAGGATCTGTAGCGTATCCTTCTGTAACCAATAATTGCGCGCAGTTGTTCCTGCTTGTTGCACGGTTCACACCTTTGTATGTGCCATAGTCTTTGTACCAGCGGTCAACCAGGTAACAAGTACAGGTGTAAAGGTCGGGAAAATCAATAAATCCAGCCTTGATTGTTACCCATTGACCGTTGATGAATTCTTGTGTGTTGACCGTAGTGCCAGACCCTTTAAGCCCGTAGTAGTTATGAGTACCTGAGGTGTCCTTACCCCAATTTGATTCAAGTGCCCATTGAGCAGCAACGCATTCAGGGTATTTTGCACCAGCGTCCTTACCTGCTTTCATCACACCTTCCCAAGTATTGGGGTAGGTTTCCACAGGTTTTGGCGCTGTGCGGTATTTGATAGCAAAAGACTCCAGGGTCTCAGAGGGTATCTGAGCCTGGAGCCAATTCCACGCATCAACTTGATGTGGTTGTTCTTTGAAGTACCGAGCCGCTTCAACAAGTTTTATGGACATCGACCTAGAGCTTTTTACTAACTCTAAATCAGGTGTACCAAATCACTCTACGACTTCAGTTTCAGTGGTTTCTTCCGGGGTTTCGGGCTCAAACTCAAGGGTATCCAGGAGTTGACCAATCAAGTTACCGGCAAAAGCAATGAGGTTGCCATCGCCGGTAGCACGGGCAGAACCAAAGGAATTAATTGCCGAAATAAGATCAGACTTTTTGCAAGCCATGTTAAACAAGTGACTTCAAAAAGTATAGCAAGTAATTACCAAGGAACACCAGTGGCCGAAGTGGGATGAATTTTTTGTTGAATTTGGTTGTGCAGTGCCTCTTCAATAGAAACAACCTGATCAACACCAAGTGCCGACAGCACCCAACCAACGACCTCTTCTTTGGTCAGCTGATCAAACGGAACGAAGGAGTCGGGGTCGGGATCGCCAAGGCCAATGCTGCCGTATGCACCTGCTGTTTCGCCGTCTTCTTCCAGGGATGCAGTCCAGTGGACAGTGTAGATGGCGCCATCAGGACAAATTTCGCCATCGGGAAGATGACGTTCCATGTTGGCAATATCCCAAACAGTGTTAGCCATAACAAATAGTTTTCTTTTATTTTACCAGGGGGAATAATTAATAGGACTACACGCCCTCAAGGGCTGCAACTTTGGCCTCGAGGGTTTCGATGCGCTCCATTGCTTCCTGCAGCGCCTTGACTGCCTTCATGTAGAGCACCGAATAGTTGACGCTTTTGGTGACGGTCCCGAGGTCGTTGCCTTCTGCGTCGCGGTCGGGGGATTCGGTGACGAGTCCGGGGGAGACAAGTTCAACCTCCTGGGCGACAAGGCCGATTTGGGTGTGGGTCTGACCTTCTTTGAAGTTGTAGTTGCGAACCTGCAGGGCTTTTAAATCGTCCCATTGGGAGTTGGCGTCAACGATGTTCTCCTTCAGCTTGATGTCAGAGATGGCGCCGTAGGAGTTGTTGGTGTTTTGAACATTTCCGTTTGAAAAAACCTGGAACGATGTAGTACCGCTAAGAGGGTTGCCCGCCGTAGCACCGTACCTACCTTGGAAGACAACAAAAGAAGTGCCAGCTGTTTGTGTTGTCTCGGAAAAGATGCCGGCTTCTGTGGAGACATTATTGAAGCGCCCACCACTCGTAATCCTCATCCGCTCCGTCGGGCTGCTCGCTCCGTCGGCGGTGGTGCTGAAAACCAGGCGGCCCGGCATGTCGTTAGCGCCGGGGGTGCCGTCTACAGCTGCTTCAATTCTTGCGCCTTGAGTTTCAATATCAGTACCGTCTGCGCCGCCAAAGAATATCGCACCAAGCAAATCGCCATTCTGAACAATCGTGCTTCCACCAACCGCCCCAGATCTTTGTTTGCCAAACGCTAAAGTTGCACAACTTGGGTCTGCTATGTTGTTAGTAATTGAAATACCGCCATAATTAGTAGTTTCAACTTGAATACGGCCTTGCGCTGCATCGGCAATGTTACGCCCTGTACTCGTCCCCACCAACAGCCTGCCAGAGCTGTCGATGACAAGGCTATTAACAGGTGCACTGCCATTAAAACTAACGGCTTGGGTGACACCTGCGGTACCAGCGCCTTTGAACTGGAAGCTGCCACTAGCGTCCAGGCGCATGCGCTCGGTATTACTTGAGCCGAAATTCAAATAATCAGCGCTAAACAAGCCAACACCTGTAAGGCCGGCTTGACGCAGGGAACCAATCTCGCCTGCGTTATAGCCAAACTTTATGAATGGATCGCCATTACCGTCGGCGGTGGAGTGGCTGATGTATAACGTTCCCTCGCCGCTTCCCTGCCAAGCCATCGATCTAACGGCTTGCAGTCCTGTTGTTGTTTGTCCGATCAACACTCTGCCGGCACTGTCAACAAACAACCGCCCCGTGCCGCCGGTGCTGATGGCAAGCTGGTCTGCGCCGGGGGAGTAAAGACCTGTATTTGAATCTGTAATGAAACTGATTGATGGATTTGTTGCCGTACCAGAGGCAAATACGCCTGAAGTAATAGTGCATGTACCACCGCTAAACGTGGTGACGTTACCGCTGGTAAAGTTTGCGGTTGTACCAGTAAACGTGGTACCTGAAATAGTTCCAGTAACAGTTAAATTACCAGAAGTAGACGCAAATAACCCAGAAACGGTAATGCTTTTATCGACGCCCGCGTTGGTAAAGGTAATAGTATCAACCCGAATTTCACCGTATGGCATTGTTTTAACAAATCCTTTTTACGATTCTAGCTTTTTAAAACTTATATTCAAAGAATAATCAAGGGGCCTTTGATTATAAAACCACTGGCGCTACCAGAAACAACACCTGAGCAGACAATGGCGGGAGTATCGCCAGACGGGGTTGTAATCGCGAGTGTACCGCCGGTGATGTTGGTGATAGTTGCGTTGGTTCCGGAAATATTTGCACTTGAAAGAGTGCTTGTAAACGTGCCGGAAACACCTGTGATGTTGCTGAACTGTCCAGTGTTACCCGTAATGGTTGCACCCGACAAATGTGTTGTAAATGTGCCACTAACACCAGTTACATTACTGAAATTAGCCGTATCACCTGTAACGGTTGCACCTGAAAGATAAGTGTATACACCAGAAACACCTGTTACATTTGCAAATAATCCTGTGTTACCCGTAATTGTTGCACCCGATAAACGCGTGGTAAAGACACCGGACACTCCAGTGACTGAAGTAAAAGCTGCCGTTGTACCGGTTACCGTTTGCCCGCTGATAGTTCCGGTTACAGATAAACCAGAACCAATAAAACCAGAGCCAACAACGTTTAAGTCACCCGAGATTGTGGTGTTAGTAAAACTAAGGTTTGTTGCTTGAAGAGTGGTAAATACACCAGTAGCAGCGTTAACGTTTATGCCGGTAATCGTGGTACCAGTTACATAAGTGAAGATGCCTGTCGCACCGGTAACTGTTGTACCTATTACGGTTGCACCTGACACACTGGTGGTAAAGACACCTGCAATACCAGTGAGGTTAGTGAACGCACCTGTATTACCCGTGACAGTAGTACCAGAAACAAGAGTAAATACCCCAGTGCCTGCCGTTACATTTGTGAATTGACCACTGGTACCAGTGATGGTTGCTCCTGATACCTGAGTAGTGAATACACCAAAGACACCTGTAATGGTTGTAAAAGCTGCAGTGGTGCCGGTAACGGTATTACCTGAGATACGGCTAGTAAATACACCGGAAACACCCGATACATTTGTGGCTGCAACAATATCACCAGTGACCGTGGCACCAGATAAATTGGTATATACACCAGAAACACCGGTGATTACCGCAAACTGACCAGCATCTCCGGTAATTACAGCACCAGAAAGAACCTGGGAAAATACACCTGAAATGCCACTGACTGAGCCAAAGGACCCTACGTTACCTGTTACGGTTGCCCCCGATACCCTTGATGTAAAAGTGCCAGATACACCAGTGATTGATGTTGCATTAACAATTGTCCCAGTAATGGATGCACCTGACAACGTAGTTGTAAATACACCCGTTACACCAGTAACACTAGTAAAACGTGCCACTGTCCCAGTGACGGTTGTTCCTGATAACGTGCCAGTGACTTGTACGCCTGATGCAAATTGAGCAAGGCCAGTAACGGTCAGTCCACTCGCAACGGACAAGTTACCACTTACATCAAGAACAGGCGTAGCAAGCGTGCCAAAAACACCACTTACACCCTGGACCAAACCACCTGTAATTGTGGCGCCACTCAGGTAACTAAATTGTCCGGACGTTGCTTGAAGCGTGTTACCGGTAATGGTTGCACCCGAGAGTCGGGTACTAAAATTCCCACTTACAAAGTTTGAAGTTGCCCCAGTAACCGTAGTGAATGTACCTGTTGCCGAGTTGAGTGTTACAGATTGAAGCGCCTGGCCCGTAATTGTTTGACCACTAATCGTACCACTTGTGGTCAGGTTGTTTTGAACTAAGACGCCACTAAACGTTCCAAGGCCACTACTAGTGAATGCATTGACAACAGTAACGCCAGTTACAGTTAAGTCCCCTTGTACTAAGACGTTGCCGGTTACTGTGCCACCAGTGGTTGTTACGTATTTAGTTGAGAGGTAATCTCCAAAACCAGAGATTGTGATCTTTTTATTTTTAAGGGTAGGGTCCACTTCGAATACGTGGACCATCGTCAGCAGATCCTGCTCGGCTACATCCGCCCCAGCTAGGAGCGGAAGTTCAGAAATACGACGATTGGCCACTGTATACGCACAGGTACTCCTAAATCAATTATAGTTTCTCTGAGCCTAGCCAGTTACTTAACCTTGATTTCAAGGCGAGGCAATGTAGTTGCGGCGAAGTGCCATGCAGCTTGCACTCCTGTGACAAGTCCACATGAAATAAGGAATACCACCAACAACTCTGCCACTGTCAAATTGCGCCGCACGTAAACAACCTGGGGCCTTTGCTGGGGAACAGCTGCTTGCTGTGTAATAGTTTGCTGTATGGCCATGTCGCGAGCCCTTGCTTTCATCTCTGCCAATTGCTCGGCAGTAATCTGACTAGGCATAGGTTGCTGACTGGGAGTTACCTGCTCTTCCATGATGCAAATGCTTTCTCCACACACTAGCATCTACTTAAAGATTATTGACGTATGACCCACGGTATTAGGAAAGGTCTTGAAGACATTGCATGGGAACTGAAAGGGATTCGAAATATCCTTGCGTCCCTATGGCACAGTCGTTATTCCAAAGGAGAAACGGACATGCTAAATCCAGAGGCATACGCAGATGAATACATTTCTACAGAGGAGTGTGCAAGGCGTCTAAACATATCCGATCAAACGATTAGAAACTGGATTACCGTTGGCAAGAAAAATGTGGACAAAGGGTGGGAAGAGGGTATTCATTATGTGAATATCGCCCCTGGCGACATGAAAAAACCGGTGATTCGTATCCCGTGGAACCATTTGATCCAAGCATTTGCCAAGAATAAAAAAGTTGATATCCTGGATCTCCGCAAAGACGCACGCTTATACCAAATCCCCGAGCGGTTTAAGGAGTTTCAGTGATGTCACACCGCTTTGCCAATGTTGAAATCAAGAAAGTAACGGTTGCAAACCACGTAGAGGTTTTGCCGGAGTCATTGGTTAATCAGGTTGCAATCTTCTTGCCACCCGAAGGCTCATTTGATGACAAGTGCCTGAGAAGGTACCTGGAGATCTTAAAAAATTATGAAGAAGAAGATGAGAATTCAAACATGACACTTGCCAATCGCTTGCGCATGGCGTTTAAGGACATGGTTCCAGATACAATTTGTGGTAAATTTCCGCTTGCTGAGCTGCCTTTGAAACGTAGGCTTCGCTGCGTAGCTGAATACCTCATTCGTTCAGGGGAATTTGACAAATTACGTGACGAACGGGGTAAGCTGGTAAAAAAACGTGGCATCCTTGGAAAGCTTGTCGTAATTTACAAGCCTTTGCCCAAGCTTATTGATGCACTTTCTCGCCAAGGATTGATTAAACCATGAATCGTCGTGAAAAATTAATTGCTTCAGTCATTGGCCTGGAGGCTGACGATACAAAAGCCAAGATGCTTGATGCCACCATAAAGCTGATTCTTGGTGACTTGGGGCAACAATATTGCAAATTTTGGGATACCGAGGGTCCTGGTGTAATGGTGTTCCAGCCCCAGGACAAATCCCGTTCTATGTTCTTTTTGACGCTCAAAGAGATTCACTCTGCCCAGGAGGAGTGCGAACGTGAGAATGATGGGGACATGGCCGAAAGCTTTAGGCGCATTCTTGCCGCTGCGCAAAAAATCAACCCATTAGAAAAAGCTGGTTACATCATTAATGACAAGGACGGCATGCGTTACTTTGAAGTTGATTACCAGAAAACTACAGAGAGCTGATGGGGAAAACATTCCGCCCTGGCTACACAGAAAACAATGAGCTGATCACAAGCCCAGACTTGGTGGCTTCAGCACATGCCCTTATGGGTGGCATTGATCTTGATGTGGCGAGTTCCAAGATTGCAAATGAGTATGTGGGGGCAACACAGTTTTTTACTCCTAGCGATGACGGACTAAATGCCCAGCAATGGCACGGGAACGCCTATCTATTCCCACCTAATGGCACGTATTACTGGGACAAACCAAACGAACGCTGGAAGTTTACGCGAGGGTCTTCCCCTACTCTTAGATCGTCACATGCTGTTTGGTTTAAACGCATGTACAATGCCTGGCTCAGTAAGGAAATTAAGCAGGGCCTGTATTTTACCAACTGCCCTGACATGATTCGTTACGACCCACGAATCTTTAGCTTTCCGATATGTATCTTGCGAACCGCGCCAAAGCTGCTAAAAGTCGTTGGTGATGAAGTTAAGCAACAACCTACGTGCACGTCACTTGTTGTATACCTGCCTCCAGTGGACAGCTCTGGTGCCGCCGTAGAAAAGTTTATTGACTTGTACGCTGAAAAGGGTCATATCCTTTCTTAGGTTCCGTATACTAAAGAACGATTGCTGAGCACCATGAGCGTCCTTGCTGACTGGGAAATCAAACAACTTGCCGAAGAGCATGACATGATTTCGCCGTTTGTTGATCGCTTGATCAGCAAAGAGGAGGGCAGGAAGCTTTTGAGCTATGGCCTGAGTTCATACGGGTATGACATTCGCCTGTCTCCCAAGCAATGTTTAATTTTTGGCAAAATTCAAGCGGGGGATTGTGACCCTAAAAATTTTGACGAAAACATCCTGAAACCTGCCGAGTTACTAGAAGATGAGAAGGGCGAGTATTTCCTTCTCCCTCCTTATGGCTATTGCTTGGGTGTGGCAATGGAGCACATTAAGCTGCCTCGCGACGTGACCGTAGTAGCAGTCGGCAAATCTACGTATGCACGATCGGGTATCTTGGTGAATATTACGCCTGCAGAAGCTGCTTGGCAGGGTCACCTGACACTTGAGATCAGCAACTGTACCGGTTTGTTCAACCGCATCTACGCCAACGAAGGTATTACGCAGCTTTTGTTTTATCGTGGCGAGCCCTGCGAGACAAGCTATCAAGATCGCAAGGGTAAGTACCAGAATCAACCCTATGAGGTTGTGTACAGCCAGGTTTAAACAAACGGTTTGCCGAACTGTGGTTGAGGCTTACGGGCGTATCCGGTGCTTCCGGAGCGCCCACCTGAATCTCCTAGGCTTGGCAGCACTGTCCCATTGATAGACGCTTCTGACCGTGGCGTTTTACCTCGGATGCTTGGCTCATCAATACCAGCACTTTGCCGAAACTTGCCTGCGCTTTTGGCAGCACGCATGTACTTGGCTACACGATTTTGATTGTCGTTTAAAGATTCTGCTGAACTCCTTTCACTCGCGTCTACACGCCTGAGGTCAGTGTCATAAGCTTGCTCAGGACGCAAGTCTGATACCTCAGCCCCTGAAGTTCCTGATAGCTGGCGAGGATCGTAATTAGAGTTAAATAAATCTGCCATAGTATGATTGTAGTAGGAATAAATCAAGCCCAGATACTACCATGCATGGAGCCGCTGGTTTTTTAGATAGCTTTGTTCAAGACGAACTGCAGTGTCGTTGTCTTGATGAAGATGATTTTGGCGCACCTCTCGCCAATGAAGAAAATGATGTACCCTTAATGGATATGTACAACAGAGGGTTAACCCTATGTCAGGACGGAAGGGAACGGACAAACTTGGCACTCGAGGGGGGACGGCCTGGAGCAACGGGCTATATTCCAACAATGGAACAGGGTCTGGAGATGGGAGCATCACCGAAACCCAAAGCATTAGTGCTGGATCTGGGGAAGCCGAACGAGGAGCTGATGGAACAGTCTCGTCTTCGCCGTGGTTTGCGCCGATAATTAGCGACTTGACTGAGTGTAAGGATGGTGTTTGCCCAGTTCCCTGGGCAACAAAAGAAACTGCTCCTGTGGTCCAGGAGGATCTGGTAAACCATCCGTCTCACTACGCAGATTCCGCTATTGAATGCATCGATGCGATTGAAGCACAACTAACCGCAGAGGAGTTCCAGGGTTATCTGCGCGGTAATTGCGTCAAGTACACGTGGCGCTGGCGAAACAAAGGCGGTGTGCAAGACCTTAAGAAAGCACAGTGGTACTTGGACCGCCTAATTACTGTCAACGAAACTCAGAACGGCTGAAGATCGTCTTCATCCTCATCCTCGTCGTCGTATACACATGCGGCGGCGAGTTCTGCTAGCTCCAAGTCAGTGGGGATGTCAAAGTCAATCTCAATATTTTCAGACGCCATGATCTCTTTGACCGCATACCACTCCATCAGGCGTTGATGGTAGAGGTTCAACAGGGCTGCGTACAGATCATCCCATGTCATTTCTTGAGCAGCAAGCTCAGCTTTACGCATGGAGAACTGAAGCTCTAAGGGAAGTTCAAATTCCCGTGGTTCAACTGAACGCTCCATTCGGCTGTTCATGCTTTCTTTCATTTATTCTAAGCCTAGCTGCTAAAGACGGAATCGTAGTCCTTTGCAGGATTGTCTAACCATTGGTTGTTACCGCTGCAAAACTCATTGGCAAATTCAGAAAGGATATAAGGACTGATCCGTTCTTCCAGCTTCCGAATCGCGTTGATCTCATGCTGAGAAGCTGAATAATTCCTAAAGGCGCCAAGGAGGATTTCACTGGAGGGCCAAGGGTGTTCATCCAAGTCTTCCAGGAACAAATTGATTTCTTCCCTGCGTCGGTCTAGGAGGTTGCCAACGACGTGATGGTCGGCATCAAAAATCCATTGGCCCATCTCTTCTGTTGCCGCACAGAAGTCTTCGTTTTCAACGCAGTCAATTACGTGACTATAAAGGAAAGGCTCCCAGCCAATCGAATGAACGAACGAGATCAACGCCTGACGCATCACGTTGTCAAGGCCAAGGTTTAATTTATCTAACTGTGTTTCGATAATACTGACTTCATTGAATAGATATTCCAGTGCTTTTTCCATGGTGCAGAACTGCCCGCGTCTAACGGCAGATCCATCTGGATAGAATTGAGTTCCGTATCCAATTGTGTAAGGTTCTGCGCCCGTAATCGGATCTGGGTAGGCTTTTTCGTTAAAGCCTTCGTACTTGCGGATTAAGTTAATCGCACGAGAAAGATCTGACATGGGAGCAACTATTGTTACTCCCAATCATACACAATAATTTAAATCACTTGCCCTGTCCCCTGCTTAGCTTGCGGCCATGGCTGGGTTTGGAGTGCTTGCCGTCACCCTGTTTGCTGCGTTTGGGACGCGATTCAATTTTAACTAATGCAGTGGACTTTGGTTTTGCCATTGTTGTTACCAGTTGTAATTACAGGCCCACCATCCGGGAGTCAGTTTGTCCTTCTTCTCGGAACAGTTGTGCCTGGCCTTGAAGTTAGCACGCCTTCCCTCGTCCTTGTGCGAAAGATAATCTGAATATCCACGCAAACCAAAACGCACAATGCCCTCTCGTCCATCTTGACAAGCCTTGACAACATACTTATGCTTATCACCCTTGGGCGCACGCTGAGGCTTGTTGCAAGCCATCTTGTCTTTTTGGTAGCGGTTTGCAGCAGAGGCTGCCTTTTTATGCTTGTCTGACATCAGAGACCCTTAAACATAGATGTGAACTCACCGAGAATCTGACTACCTGTTTTGGACTTGTAGTCTTCATCTTCGTCGTCATCTAATCCCAGTTTAAAATAACTATCCATATCAGTATCTCGCGTTGTCTTAGTTCCTTCTTCAGATGAAGAATCTTCACCAAAGAAACTTTCAATAGTTCCAAGGGATGCAAAGGGGTCACTCATGTCTAATCCTTGTATCTTGAGTGCCGAATCAGAGCCTGCTTTCGTTAGTAACGTTTGCTCAGAGCGGTCTAGATCAGGGAAAAACTTTTCATAAAATTCATCCTCTGTACCCTGGTAACCAGCAGATTGAAATGTTTTATACAGCTCGGTAGATGGCTTTGCCTGCTGGTCCTTATAATCTTCGGGTCGCTCAATATAAGTCAAACCAAGCACTTGCTGCGTTGGTTTCTTGCGCTTTTCGTTTAAGTACTTTAATTCTTCCCTAATTTTTTGCGCTGATCCAGTGCGCAGTGTTTCCGTTACGTACTCTTTGAGCTCATCAATTGTGCCCTTGAAGTCTGTAATACCGTACCGTTTAAGAACCTCATCCCAAGACTCTTTGTCTGCTGGATCCAGGCCCTTCAGTAATTCGTCGGTAAACTCTTCTGGGGTCACAAACTGACCAAAGACAGTGCCTTGTTTCAAAGCTTCTTCTTTAAGAGCCGGAAGAATTTTTGAGTAGATCTCATCTTGCACCTTGCCGGCGTTGAGAATGTCTTCTGCCCCGTCATAGCCACGCCCCTGGCCCTTTACCTGAAAATGCATGCGCGCAAAAGCGTCCTTGTCATTAATATTCACGCCAAAACGATATGCCTGCCGCGCCCAGTATGCATTACCTTTCTTAGCTGCTTCCCAGTCAGAGGCTACGGTTTTTGCTTGTTCTGCGTAGTTGGAAGTCCTCGCCTTGTCTCCGGTTGGATTGAAGTAAAAGTCTGAGTTAAAGTAACGATCAGAAGATGCTTTTAACTGGTCCAAATACATCTGCGCTCTTAAGTTTGCAACTTGATTCGTTGCGTTTAAGATGTCTTGCGTCTGGAATGGGTTTTGCTCTTCTTGGCGCACATCCAAGTATTCAACAAACTCATCCATTGAACGGGAGGTGTTGAACCGCGGTGTTAAATACTTATCAATAAAATTACGAGCAAAATCTGCTTGTATCTTTACGTTTTCCTTGGCTTCCCCTGTTGTGTAGCCAAGTTCCAAATCTTGTTCATATTTTTTCTTAAGTGTTTCATCAAACCATTGTTGCCAGTTATACGTAACATTGTTCTTTACGCCTGTGATATTTTGAAGGCTTTTCTCCAGGGACTCCTCGGCTTTGCCTCCTGACATAAAGGAAAGCATGCCACCAACCCCAGAGTCGCCCATGATGCTGTTAGTGAGCTCCTTATTGATGTCCATGACCTCGCTAAAGCCACCAAATCCTCCCAAAAGACTGAGCATTTGCTCTTTGCCTTTTGCTTTCTTCATTTCAGCAATAGTTGTTTTTAAGGCGTCTTGCGTTAAAGCACCAAACCGCTTGACATCCACTGTTGCTTTATCACCAACAGCTTCATTGATTGCGTCCTCTAATTCCGTTACGCCATAACCTGCATTTACGTTGTATTGCAAACTTACTTGCTTGTCTTCTGGACGCTCAGACAATCTAAATAACGCCGCAAATTCATCCGGCTTGTCGGGATTTAGATACTTATCCTTCGCCTGTTGTGCCCAGTAGGGATCTCCGTTTTTAGCCTTTTCCCACTCAGCTGCAATCTCAGGGATATTGAGCAAGCGTTGAGTTTGTGTATTGGTGTCCACGCCTAATTGAAGATTTCTAACCTGTTGCAAGTCTGCATCTGTAGGCTTCTTTTCTGTATAGGCCTGGGCGGCAGACGTTTGCTCTGGAGCGTTGCCCCTTAAACCAGACCGTTTACCCTGAGCTGTGTAGTGCTGCAGATAATAAGCGTTCTCACCATATCGTTGAGTGATATCAATGTCGTCATTGGCTACAGCAGCCTTCCACGCAGCCTCAACTGTTGGATTTTGTTGTTTGTAGTAGTTGGGATCAAAGGTGCCATATTGAGGTTTAGCACCAAGTGCTGTGTCCCACTTTTGTAGTTTTTCAGTCTGGTAGAAGGTTTTGTAGTAATTTTCTAGTGCGCTTTTTGTAGTTGCGTTTACATCTAATTTTCGAATTTGATCACGCATTTGCACGTAATCACCCCCCTTGGTACCAGTGGCGGTACTAATTGTTTTGTCATATGCTTGATTTAATTTTGTGTTATTTAAATTTGTATTAGCATTTTCTTTGTTTAATTTAATGTTTGATTGATTTGTGGCTGCATTTATTTCATTTGCTTTTGCATTTTGAGCATTTGTTTTTGCATTGTTTTCATTTATCATTTGATTTTGCTGAGACATTGCTGCGTCATATTGATTTTCCCATTCACTATAATATTCAGTTTTGGTTACCATTCTTGTCCTTTGAACAAATCCTGGCTGACAAGCACCTTTATAATCCCTGCTTGCACAAGAATCATATTGAGAATACGTTTCCTGTGCGGGAACATTCCTTGACTTGGTAACAAAAACCTGCTTGGTTACGCTGGTGGGTAAATTGGTTGGTAAATTTGTAGGCGCATTGGTTTGCAGGTTTGTAGGATAATCTGTTTTGTTGTCGACTTTTTCATAGCTTATATTCCACTTTTTAGCTACAGGGTCATACGAAAGTCCCATGTCAAACCGCCACCGATAAAGTATCTACCTGGTAAACAAAAACGTCGATAGGTTCTTGCTTAATCCAAGAGTTGATTCTATCCATCTTAGCTTGTGTAAAAAATTCTTGTTTTTCAAACCACTCATTCACCTTAGTACTGGCCTTGGAAGTGTTGCACCTGCTACATGCAGGCACAAGATTATTTCTATTGCTAGACCCAGATTTAAACCTTGGGATTATGTGGTCTAGGGAAGTAGCAACTTCTTCGCAATAAGCACATTTTGAATCCCAGGCATCGTATATGGATTGGCGGTAACGTTTTTTAGCGAGCTTCGGAGTTAATTCAATGAGCAGGGCGAGGGGTTCCTGTTCGCAATTGAACATGCTCTTGTGTGCTGTTAATCTATTTTAATTTCACCTCACTTTTCAAAGAGAAAATAAAGAGATAAAGACTTTATTAAAGCTGTTGACGGCCTCTTGACGGCTGATAAGCTTATGGCGTAGACAGCTTCTTGAGCCATGGCTAAGCACCCTGGATGGGTCTCCGCGCAACGTGTGGAAGAACTCCTCGGTATTGACCGCAAGACCCTCTTCCAGTACCGCGACGACGGCACTCTGAAGCTTGGCCCCCACTACGCTGCTTTTCCTGAAACCCGTTCCAGGGATAGCTATCGTTGGAATGTTGCTGCTGTCCGCAAGCGCCTTGATAAGCTTGAAAAACAACCCCTGGCTGTGTGATAAACACACTTGAGTACATGAGCCCCGCGTTGACGGGGCTTTTATTTTATCTATTCTTCTGGTGGGATGCCATTCACATAACCAGACCAGGCAAGACCCACAGCTTCTATTGTTGATATCTCACCAGACACATAAGGCAGGTGTACGACATCTCCTGCGTGATAGATGGTAGGGCGACCGCTTACCTGGATATCACTGAAGCCGTACTTACGTACATCATCTTGCTCTGCGGAGTAAATAAAAGCACTGTCTACAACATCTCCAAAGTTCGGTGTTGTCATTACGATGCTGGTAATTGGCCCAGGGATGGCTTGTATGCTGTTCCATCCTTGTCATACATTGTAAAACCTTGCATCATTACAAAGTTGGCTGGAATATTAAACAGCTTTTGCATCATTGGCATCATCATGGGTGACTGACAGTTGTATGGCGGCACATCCATCATGGATAAAGAGCGACGAGAAAGATCGGCTGCCATTAACTCTTGCTGCTCGTTTTCAGTTTTGTCAACGAGTTTTTGCTCCCATGCAGCCATACTCCCTTGTTCCACAGGGAAGTCCGACGGCTCTGGCGGAAAGCTACCTTCGCCAAACTTCATGGCGTAGATATGCTTGCAGTAACGCATCTCATCAAGCAATGGAGACCAAAAGTCAGTGATTGATGTTATCTGACCATTGCTTGAAGAATAGTCATTATATAAAGGCATGCCTTCTGCCCTGGAGCCAGGGATGAAAGGATCTGCTGTGCTTCTTGTGTAGGTAGCGCCAAAGTCGCGGAATACTCCAGGAAAATCCCTTGTGGCACCTGGCTCTACTGTTGATATGGTGTTGATTTCAGGAGGAACCGTATACTGAGAACTAGGTGCAATAATATCCATCTTTCGATTTACCGTTGCACTTGTCATGGCGCTATTGTCCAAACGTCCATTTAGCTTTGTTTTTTCATATCGTCCAGGCTTAACAGATGCAATACTTACCCTTGGAAATAAACGTTTTGGCTTATCACCCAGCATTTGCATAAACGTATAGTCACGCCTTGAAAAATCCTGACAAGAGCAACAGTATCTTGCGCCTGTAATTAGATATCTATTTGGCGTTGGTCCTTTGGTCGCTGGAGTAACAAGGTTTGCATCTGGGGTTGCTTCAACTGAACCCGCCTTACGAAGCTTCAAAATACCAGTGAATGGAAATGTTTCAACAATGACTGCCTGTATATAGCCATAACGCTTTTGAGTTGTGGGATCAATTGTATCTTTGGTAATTGGAGGCGCGTTAACGGTGATGACGCGGTCCTCCAGGATCTCCCCGTTGATCGCTCTGAGGCCGTTAGGAACGCCTGGAAGGGCCACGTAGAACGGCGGGGGTAGTGGATTGCTGGTGCTCCAATTACCGGCCAGCTTGACGTACCAGTACGATGAATCCTCCGTCACCATTTCAATGTAAAGCCTGGTGCCAGTAGTTCGATCAACCAGGTTGTCGCACCTAAGAGATCCAGCCAAGCGGGTCCCTGCCCAATGCATTCCAAACTCTTTGTTGGTAGTTGGAAACCCGATGAATGTGCCAGGGATTGTCGGTTGTGCTGCAGCAACAGAAGCAGGTGTCCCAGCTGGGACTGGAATTACGTAGCTAAACGGGTATTCATATGCGTTGTCATAGAAACATGCGGTGGCAATTTCGTAGCCACGGCGCCATCTAGACCATGCAGATTCTCTGTTGACGACCGTGAGTGAGTTCGGTACGCCACCAGCGGAAAACTCTGTTGTAATTGGTTTTAGGCGAAAAGGATCAGCGTCACTTGCTTTAACAAAAGATCCAAATTTATCGCCCCCTTTGGGAGACATGCCTTAGAAAAAGCCACCCTGTGCAACAACGTGCACGCCAGGAATATAGCCAGAACTATTGGGACCATCAGGGAATACACCCACGTAAAGTCGGTCACCCCGCTCCAGGTAGATGCCTTTATTGCGCAGCGGAGCCGTGGGGCCTAGCCCATTGGCGTTACCAGCGCTTACATTTGGCACTGCAAGCTGAGGCATCACGTCAGAACAATCAATCGTGCCACTGCCAGCAGGAAGCGTTTTTGCAAAAACAATTCTGTAATCACCAGAACCAGGAATCGGAGTCGTTGTGCCACGCGTCTGGTAAAACACAAAGGTTGCAGCTTGCTGATAACCGTAGGCAACACCGTTGTAGGCGAAGCCCGATGCAGTGCCACCGGAATAGTTAAGTGCAGTGTTGATTCCAGTGAGGGTAGCTGCCCCTGTGTAGGTGTAATACCCATAGCCACTGAAGGGTGCACCGCCACCTGTCAAGGAACCGGTTGCTGTAATTAAAACAATCTGTCCACTGACAAGCGAAATGGGCGTGCCAGAGGTAGTTGTATTTACTGTGTAATCGGGAGAACGGTAGAAGTCGTTACGTGTAATGGTAATTGAGTCAACGACACCACCACTGTTATTATCTTCGCTTAATTCGGCGTCCATGTCCACGAGGATAGACGGTGCCTGACCACCTTGCACAAACAAAGTATTGGTTGCAGCACTGCCTACCGTTTGAGTCGTGACTCGTACGGTATCAAATAAAGGACGATCAACAAGCAGGGGCTGCTTATTCGTGGATGTCGAGCTCAATTACCTACTCCTTCAGCCTTGAAAATCCTTGTTAAAAGAATTCTAGCTCAAGCAACTTTTAAGTGCTACGGTCAAAAACTTGCCGATGCAGCTAAGTTATAAGCCTGGTTGAAACCCGCCGGCAAGCGCATTTTGCTTTCAACTAAAGACGTGGGGTTATTTTGCAACGCAAGGAAACGCTGGAACATGCTCCCAGGATCCTTCTGTTCCGACTTGAACTTACTCAAGCGATCAAAGCCAACACTTGTGTATGTTGGCTGATCCTTGCCGATCAGGCCACCAAAAGAATAAGGGAGATCACCAAAGGATGTGTAGCGCTCTCCCTTAAGCAGTTCAGATACCTCCCCAGGGGTGTAATCTGCACCGAGATAAGTTTGTCGGTTTTTGAGACTTGCCATTACTCAAACATCCTCATGGCGTCAAGCGGAGTCAGATTATATGGATTTGACGCCTTTAGGAGATCTTCCGGAGACATCGTTGCATTCGTGACGCCTGCACTGAGACTGTTCTTGAGAACATACCCAAGCAACGCATCGGCAAGTGAATTGCCTTTCTCTACTGCTTTTGCAGTTTCCGGTGAAGGGGTTGAAGCTTGTGTAGTCGGTTGTACAGTCTGACCATAAACTTTCTGTAATTCAGAAAGTTTTTTGACAGGCTGCCCGTAATAGCTTCTACCAGTTTCCGTAGGAAGAGATGCCCACTCTGGAGCAAGGGCTGCTGATACGCGAGGACTAAACCCTTCTTTCTCAAGGGTAGCCAAGCCACCAATGGGCATCAGGCGATTACGCATCGCACGGGTTGCCGCAATATCTTGGTTGGCAGCACTGAAGTCTTGAAGCCCTAGAGCACTGGCATGTGACTGCCAGCTTGGCGTCAAGAACTGATAAGCACCAGCGGCAGAACTTGCATACCCACCGGTGTTAATAACCCTGTCGGGATGACGCTTTAGGTCTGGCGCCAAGCCACCGCCAAACATGACCCGATAGGAATCGGGACCATTCCTTTCGGTGCCTTCTGCAAAGCGAAGAACTCGCAATGCATTCTGCACGCTTGGGCTTTTGACTTTTTGTTCCAGTAGCTGGCGTTCATTCATGATGATGCTCTTATTCTCCTACCCAGTTTGAACTTGCTTTGAGACCAGGAATGAATACGGTTTGCAGCGAAAGGGCCGTAGCCAAATAGGTCAAAGTACGTTTAACAAACTTAGGACAAAGAATCATGGTTTTAAAGCAACAACACTGGCCCCCGTAGATCAAAGATCTGTGTCCAGTTGGCTGGGCTTACATGCCTTGCAATGCCAGAGAATTACTTTTGAGTAGAAAAGATAGAGTCTTTAAACATTTCAAGAAGCTTTTGAGCTTCTGCACCCTTGGGATCAAACTTCGGAAGCTCAGACCCTACAGGCTGTAGGCCCGTTGCACCAGCATAAGAAGCACTTGGCATCTCAGTCGGCATGCCGAGGGGAGCACTCTGTAAAGTTTGGCCTTGATTAAACCCTGCATAAGGTGCTGCAGAAGCTCCTGCAAAAGAATTTGCAGGTAAAGGTGAGAGACCTAAACCTTGGGCAACCTTTGCAACACCATACGATTCTGGGGAAACGGGAGGTGTCGTACCAAGGGGGGAGCTGTTATCAAATGGGAAGTTCATGGGAGAGCCCATTTGACCCGCCCCAATAGTACGTTGGATTGCATCGTAACCGGCTTGGCCAGGTTTAACTTTTGCTGCAAGTTTGGGATTGGCTTTTGCCCACATCTGCATTCCCATATCTTCTGCAGATTGCTCAGCGGCAGAACCAGGGCCAGCAGTAACTGCCTCTTTGCGAGCCTTTTCGTAACGCTGAAGTTCTGGATCTTGTGCGGTCAGCTGGGCAACGCGTGAGACTTCCTGCTGATATGCACGCTCTGCAGCAGGAGAGTAACCGCCTTGCTGGGCGCCAAAAGACGTTGAATATCCAGCGTTTCCACCGCCCCCGCCACCACCACCTGCTTTGGCAGCGTCACCTAAGCGCAGTTCGGCACGACGATAAGATTCCCCATTAGCACTAGGAGGAATCGAGCCCACTGCAGGTTTTGCATAAGGAGTGCGCCCTTGCAACAGCTGTCCACCGGCATAGCGCAATTCATTACCTAATCCTTGCAGGAGAGGATTTGTTAAGGGCGGGGGAAGAAGCCTATTAAGTAAAGACATTAGCGCCAAGCCTCATGTAAGTAAATACGGGTGCCTACGGAAACGTCGGCAGGTCCAGGTAAAGCCTGGATGAATTCTGCGCCAGAGCGTTCGTATCTATAACGAGCCTGGAACGGATCTTTATAGTTGGGCACATAAAGAATCTGCGCCAACCTATTGGTTTCGTAGAGATAGATCTCATCCCAAACCTTTAACGCTTCTTTGGCATTGCTAGAGCGAATCGTACGATCCACGTCACCCGCAATACTTTCGAGTCGCGTAGAGGGCGAAGTGGCTACTTCTGTTTTCTTTTCAGCTGTGTCGCACCGACCAAGTTGAATAGAAATTTTATCGTAGAAATAAGAGTCGGGAATGGTATTCATCGCCTCTTCCAGGCGAGCGTAGTCACCCGCTGGAACAGATACGGTGAAATACCCCAAATGGTACCTGACTTTGCTTTTATCGAAATCCGATAATTGCACTTCTACTTCCCTTTGTTATTCAATTATAAATGCATAAAATCACGCAAACTGATCCAAGACGCTTGAATCAATTGTGTAACCTTCGTATGGGTCAAACGTACTTGCTTTTCGTTTGGCGGCGCCAGTGAGTAGATCACCTAGTGTCTGTCCTAGCAATTGCTCAGCAAGGTTCTGTTGCTTTTCTTCAGGTTTCTGTGCTCCTGAAAATAAAGACTTAAGCATCTCAAGCGCCGCATCACTGGATGGTGTGCTTGCGGTCGGCTTAGGTGCAGTAGAACGTGCGCCTGCAGCTTGCTGCCCCAAGTCTTTTAAGTGGCCAACACCAATCTCATATCGTTGATCAGGCGTAATGAAAGTGCCAAGATTACCGTAGCCACCTTGGTTTTGTTTAGGTGCATACGTACCACCGTCAGAGACATACTTAAGCTGTGTTCCTTCGGGTCCAGCGAGATCCCAGCCCTGGTGAAAAGTAGATGCCCCTGCCGTTGGCTGAGCCCTTGGCCCATACTTAGAAGTAAGTGTTAAGCCAGCAGCGGGATTTAAATCTAATTGCCCTTGTTGATTTGCAGTGATTAAAGGGATTTCCTTTTCGCCTACACGAAAGCCCGTCAGGCGACTCTTGATGGTGCCAGGGTCAATGTATTTGTTAGATGCCAAGTCTTTGACATAGAAGTGCCCATGAGGACCAGTTGAAGTCCCTGTGGAACCAATTGTTCCAAAGTAATATTTCTGGCCCATATCAACTAAGCATTGTATTAATTTTAAAATAAAAACCCCTGGTTTCCCAGGGGTTTACTTTGTTTATCAAACTCGAATCAGATCAGCCGCAAGAACTGCTCCCCAGTCCACTCTTTTAATCTGTTTGAGTTGCTCCAAGTTATTGAATCGCTCACCCGATAAAGACATCTGTAGATCCTTGATTTCTCGGGCAGTTTTAAGACCGATACCCTTAATGTGATCAGCGATCATTTGGGCGGTAGCGGAATTAATATTCAAACGATTGTCAGGAGGAAAAGCACGGGGCTCTTCTTTTGCGGCTTTATCTTTTACCTGAAGAGTTTTTACCGTTTTAGTGGCTGTCTCGTCAGGCAGTAACTCGCTTTTGTAGGCAGTGTAAAGGCGTCCGTCCTGGTCTTCAACCATGAACCAATCACCGTTATCGAACTCACTTACAACTTTGACGCGAGCGCCTGTTTTTCTGTGCTGATACAACATAAGGACCAGGGAGTTAATCTCTGGTCCTAGTTTACCCTAATCAGCTAACAGTGCGACCAGTCAGGTAGCCATCAATGTCTTCGTAACCAGGAGCTTCATCGGGCTGGATGTAGCACACTTCCACAACCAGGTAACCGGTGCGGCCAGCGTTTGCATCACCACTGGAGATGTAGAAGCCACCGGAAGTGGTGGTGCTGTTGGCGGTTTCCTTGGCAAACACCTTGAGGGTGGTCGCAACAGTAGCGGCGTAGTTAACAGTGCCAGGAGCAACACCGGTGGCGCCGGTGATGGTCAGGAAGGGGTTGGTGCCATAACCAGCGGTACCACCAGCGAAGTAGATTTCGCCTGCCTGGGAGCCGGAGACGGTGGAGGTCAGGTTGGCCTGAATCACACCTTCGCCCACACCAGAAGCGGCGGTGGGGTTGCTGGAGCTCACGCGACCGAACGAGATCACGTTACCAGTAGCTGCATACACACCGGAAGCAACGCGACCGTCGCCCCAGCCGGAAGCCACGGAGATCGCAGTGCGATACACGTAAGCAGGCAGGGTACTGGAACCAGAGATCACCATACCGGTGATATCAGTACGGGTGTCGTCATTCCGGTAGGGGGAAGGAACGATCACATCAGCAGAAGCAACAGGGCCAACACCAGAGGTAGCAGTAACTGCCACGTAACCACGCTGCTGGAAGTAGCGGTAACCAGGGAGGGCCAGCACAGAGGTGGGGCCGCCCTTGGAGCCATCATTGGTGCCGGCATAATCGGCGTCAATGTTCTTATACCAGCCGTTCAGGGGCTCAGCCCAGTTGCCGGGATAGATTTTCTTAGCGGACAAATAAGTCATTTATTTTTCCTGTAGTTTAGTTATTGTTTATTGATCAGATGGTGCCGTCATCTTGCACATAGCTGAACGCGGTGGTCACAAAGTCCTTGTTCAGGATTTCGAAACCGGCGTACAGTTGCCAAATTAAGATAATAAAACGGCTGAAGTCATCGTTGTTGTTGATGAGCACCTGAGCGTTCGGGCCGCCGATACCCACGCCAATGGCTTGAGGACCGAAGAAATAACCCTGAGCCACTTCCTTGGAAGCGTAGGTACCACCGGTGCCGCTGAAAGAGGTGCTGATGCTCTTGGTCGGGAAGTTGGTCGACTCGAAGAACTTGACGCCTTCAAACTGCACGCCGGTAGGCATGACAGGTTCACCAGCCAGGAAGTAAGCTTGACCAGCCTGGGGACCCTGGAAGAAGCTAGCATTGTTAGGCATCATGGGGTTGCCCATGTACATGCCTTGGCCAGGATTACCAGCGTAACGAGCGATCTCGCGGAAGTCGGGATCACGACGCAGGTGCATCATGAAGGTAGGATCGCAGATGCAGCGATACAGACCATCAGCGTAAGTAGGAACGTTGCGCTTGCGCAGGTCCTTAACAACGGTCAGCAGGTCGGTACGCACCTGGAACTGTTGAACTTCGTTGTCGTACTCGGTGGAGGTGTAGGCAATACGGCCAGAAGCATCCTTGACCTTGCCACCAGCGAAGTAGTAACCACCTTGGGTGGTAGACGCGGCACCATTGGCTTCGGCTTTGGCGAGTTCATCAATGAACACGCGGTCGCGCCAACGACGGTAGTCATCCAGCAGCGTCAGGCTGCCGATGGACTGGTGGAACATGTTGAGGTTGCCGGTGTCCAGCAGCAGGCGCTGAGCGGTGACCAGGGTCTCACGGGCAATCTTGAAGGTCGAAGGCTGGGTAGGATCACCCGGGTCTGCAGGACCGGTGTATTCCTTAAGCACCACCAGGACTTTCTCCTTGGTGATGTTACGGCTGTTAGCGGTACCGATGGTTTGGTCGGCAATACGCTCACGGCTGTCCTTAGTACCAGGGGTACCCCAGAACTTATAGCGGTCTAACTGAACAGTTTGACCAGGCTGACGAGTGAAGTCGTGGACAACCACGGGCTCCACTGCCATCTCGGCAATGTAGGCAGGGTGGGGACGGTAAAGTTCCGCACCAAGGATCTTTGGAAAGTCGGTATCAAGAAACACTTTGTTTTATCCTCCAATATCGCAGGAAGTGTTTTATCGGGTAAAAGATTCAGACATCAGTGTGTCTTATCTAACACAAATTTTAGCAGTTGGTAATTTAAAAAAATTACATGTACTGCATTGTAGGCGTTTTGTAACGCGCACCAGCGGAATTGCTGGAACCATAGGACTCAGGATCAACTGGTCCACCTTGCTGGAAACCAGGTACACCCATAGATGCCGGGATAGCGCCAAGGGCGACACCGCCTAAACCTGCCGTAAGTGCTCCTGCAGGAACAAGACCAGCAGACGTTGCTTTACCCAAACCACGAGTAAAAGATTCTTCAGAAGGAATGTTGATTCCAGCGGAACGGTCAATTAAACCCAGAATTGCATTCTGGCGCCGGGAGCCTTCAGGCATGGTGACCGCAGATTCAAGTAGAGCTTTTTCTGCAGCAACTTTTCCTTCTTTGCCTGCTTTAAGCAAGGCAGGAGACATGTATTTACCAGCAAGACGCGCGCCGAGTAAGCCAGCTGCCCCACCCAATGCACCAGTACCTGCGGCAAGAGCAGCAGTGCCGGGATCTTCACCTTGAGAAAGGGCGTACCCACCCGTGGCTAAGCCAGCTGCAGCAGGTACACCTAATTTAAGGAGTGGACGCATCGCCTCACTCCATCACAAACAGTTTGTTTGCAACAACTTGAGGCTGAGCTTGGTTCAGAAGGCGCCAAGCATTCTGGGGATCACGAGCCATTTGCTCACCGAAAGAACCCCAGAAGTTTTCAGGAGCTTGGGGAGCAGCAGCCGCAGGAGGTGCAGGGAACTGACCAAATTGGGGTTGTTCCAGGGCCTGGGTCGGGTAGCCACGAGTCTCTAATTGAGCTTCATTTTCGTACACGGGATACGGACCTTCGGGACCAAAGAACTTCAGCGTGTAATCGCTAAGCACGTCGGGGTTGGTCAGGATCTCGTTGTACGCCAGGTTCTCCTGGTGCTCGTTGACCGCAAAGTTGGCGTAACCGGTCAGCGCATCAGCGGCGCGGTTTCCCCACGCGACGGCGCTGTCCAGCATCCCTTCCAGATTCAGGGCGTAGTTGTTCAGCAGAGCCGGAGCTTCCACCCCGTACGCGTCGATTACCATCCGGCTTTCCTGGCTCAGCCCCAGGTAATCCGCGATCTCCGCCAAGGACGGACTGGAGGAAGTTTGGGAATAGTTGGGCGAGGATTCCTGGCTGAGATACGAGATCGGCGCTACCGATTGTTGCGTATTGGGGCCGCTGATCTGGCCGTAATTGGCTGGGGTATACGCTGTCGGCGCCTGCGAGGGTGCTCCCTGGAACGGGGATTGAACTGGAGCGCTCAGCAGGTTCACCACCTTGTTGAACGCCGATTCCCATGGGTTCCCCGTCGATTCCGCCGGTTGGGATTGGGGGGCGTACTGCGTAGGGGCTGATTGGTAGCTGGGGATCGCCTGAGGTACCGCTTGGGGGTAGCTGGTACCCACCTGATAAGCCACTGGAGCCGCCTGGTAGCTGGCCGGAGTTGCCTGAGGAGCCGGAGCTGCCATCACGTAACTGCTCGGAGCGACGGCCGCTGGTGCTTGGCTCGTCTGTGGGATCGATTGGACGGTAGCGTCCTGCATAACTCATCTCCTTTTGTAGAGCTTCTAAAGTGCGATACAGATATGGGGTTAAATCCAATCGCGGATCTGCAGCCATCGGTAAGTCCGGTGATTGCGGATGGGGGGTCTGCATCATTCCACCCACCAGGCGAGCAAATTGAGAGTAAGCACTCTGCAATTCATTCACCATCCTGAACGGGAAACCTGATAGCATCCCGGCCCTTTCTTCATCCGTCTTAGACGGGAAGAGGTACTTCAGTGCTTCAATGCTATCAACACCTAATTCTTGCAGATTTCGAACAACAATGGAGTTGTTCAGTACATCTTGAGTGGAATCTTCATATACGGGTCCCAGCCAGCGCCACTGCATCGTGACATCACCATCGGGAATCAACCCAAGTACACCGGGTGGAATCTGCTGAGTCTTCAAGCAAGCCATCATCAATTGCTTGACCTGCTCTTCAAACGCACTCATTGCATCGTTATAGGCAGCAATATCTGCGTCAGATGCAGTCTCCGGTAGTTCCAGGGGTTTCTCTAGTCCTGCAGCTGCCGCCAACGTCTCGCGGAATAAGCGTTCTTCCTGGTAAATAATGAGCTCTAGGCAACGGCAGACACCATAGGTGTAAATAGCATTTGCTTTTTTCTTCGATGTTGCAGAAACACGTCCAAACAAAGACTTGTACTCTGTAGCCGTCACACCAGCAGAAATGGAAAGTTCATCAACACCGCCTAAAGCTGTTCGAATTTCTTCTCGGTACTGACGTGCGAAGGAATTCTGGTCGCCAGTGATGGCATCTGGGACAATGTAACCAACACGGTCGTTGGGTTCCAGATTGGCAATCACTCTTGGCACGCGGATTTGACCGTCAACACCACGGGAGATTGGGTCTGCTTTGAACCGCGATTGACTCAAGCCACCCATGCCAGCAAAGCCTGAGTTGGCTGCAATAGACGGACGTTGTACAGCTACATCGCCGCCAGCCTCCATAAGGTCGGTCTTGGGCCGAGACGAAAGAAGGGTTGGATTACCAAAGAACTGCACGTTCTTCCGCATGGTGCGGACCATTTCATCATGCGTGCAGATGTGGTTGGCTAATGCTTCAAACTCACCAATGCCTTCAGTCGAGAAGCCCTTGGGGTTGTTAAAGATCTCAACGCAGGGAATAAATCCAAGCGTATTTTTAAAAGTTTTAGTTTTCCCTGGGTTCGCTTGATAAACAGTATCGAAAGAAAGTTCTCCTTCCGAATGAGTCTCCTCAATTGTTCGTCGTTTGATTGAAAGGCGGATGTAACGTTTTGCTCCGCCTTGTCCCATATAAGCAGGGCCTGTCAGGTTGTTGCTGGCAATGTCCTGCTGGAAACCAAGGCCCTGGCGGACCTTGTAGCTATAGATGATTACAACTTCGTCAAGCTCGCCGTCAATGTTATAAAAAGAACGATACTCATGACGCCTAAAATAATAAAGGCGATAGTTGTTTTGCGTGGGTCGGATATAAAAGATACCCTGGCCATCACACATGAAATAGTCCCAGATTGAATCCAGGCGTGTGTCAATCTGATTGTATTTAACTACGCGATCAATAAAGTCTTTGCGTTGATTACCGAAGTTGTCTTGCGCAGGGAAAAATTCAACACCCTGACGGATGCCAAAAAGTTTCATTTGCGCCAAATGCGAGGCAACTACGCCAGTATCGACAACAGTGGAACTGTCTTTATCGATATAAGCGTTAATAATTTCTTGAAGCCTGGCCTTAGCGTCGCCTGCCATTTATTTGGTTCTTTTCTGTACTGTTAGTTTAACAGTTTACAAGATTAACGCAAACCTTTCATTATCTGTGCTTCCATCGCTTTACGGCGCAATAGATTTTCCGTCATAGATCCACTGCCTTTTGCGGGCGCAATTCCTTGTTCTGCACGGCGAATTGCTTCTTGGGGTTGCCCTTGGAACCAACTCAGAGGATTTAAAAAATTAAATGAAGCAGGTTTTGCCTGGGCAAGCTCCATCCCGTTAATACCCCCAAAATTATTGAGAGATGCTTCTTGTCCATACTGAGGCCCCCCAAAAAGACCTTCGTTACCCATAGAGGGAGTCTCACCAAAAGCAAGGGGCAGCTGCGGACCAGAACGAGGCATGATTCCACGTTGCCGCAGTTCTTCGTTTAGCTGTTCATTTTGTTGCGTACCGCCTTCGTACAAACGCTTGAGCTGCTCTCCGGAGCGTCCGCCCAGTGCGCCACTCCTTTTATTGATATCAAAACTAGGAGAACCGGCAAGCATGCCAGCAGCACTTTCCATGCCGGCCTGATTGCCCAATGAGCCGCCATAAGTACCGTTATAGTAACGAATCATTTAATCCTCCAATACTTCGTAACCTGCTATGTCATTCAGTCTACTCAATACAATTCCATTTCCTTTTAAATTCCACTCGAGAATATCACCCTCTTCCCATCCAAGTTCTTCTGTTATCTCCTCTGGAAACGAAATAAAAATATCTCCATTTTCATCTTCTTGCACTTCAAGGATGTAGCTCATTTTGCCAAAAGCTTTTCCATAAGCTTATCAAGCTTAATATTGATCTGCTTAAAGTTGTCATGCATTTCTTGGATCTCTCTAAGGAAGTCCACTTTTAAAACGTATTCAAGCGGCATGCGGTTGATTTGATTTTCAAGAGAAGTCACTTTATTCTCTTGCGTTATCAACATGTCATGTAATTGTTTCATACGCTCATACGAGCGGCCCAATATTTTATTCGCGACCCAAGATCCCCCTGTAAGTGCGGAAATTACCGCTGTCAAACCAAGGGCTAAGTACTCTGGTCCCACGACTGCAAATGCTTTTTTATTGATTCTAATTCTTAGTAATCAAGATGAAGCTGCCCTTTGCGTGCAAGTCCGTTAACAAGCCAGACCAATGCATCGACGCAGTCGTCATGACTACTAACGCCAAAGTTTGTCAGTTCTTCAAACATATTTGTAAAGTTGCGGTAACGATTGAAAATAATTTTGCGATCCTCAAACATGCCAATGATGCCACGGAAACGAGCCAACTTATCTGCCCTAAATCCTTTAACTGGATGCCAGAGCAAGTTGTAAAGACCTTCGTTGCTTAGACAGACTCTCTTGAAGTCCGCCTCCAAAGACGCTTGGTACTGGACTGCTTCCGACCAGATATCGCAAGTTGAATAAGTCGGAAAGTAATTCCCGTTATCATCGCGGCCAAGAATAGACCAATCATTGAGCAGCTCTTTCATTGCGTCGAGTTTTTCCAGGTTGCCCATTACGCGAATACGGCGATAATCAATGATGTGTATACGATCATCAACACGGCCACCTAGCACCATTACGGTGTAGTCATTTTTTTCCTTGATGCCTGCAGACAGGTCAACACCAATGCCAAGAGCGTCAAATTCAGTCGCTATTTCAGCTTTAACAATTAGCTCTGGTGCCAGAGATAGCTCGTTTTGTCTGATGACTTGATTCATGTACTGAAACGAAAAAGCAATTGGCGCTTGCCTTTTCTTTTCTTTTAGGTAATCAAGGGACCACATCTCAGGCCAATACGATTCCTCATCTCCAGTGACCGGATCATTTTGGATTGCAGATAGAACAATCTGCGTCCAGTTGTTTTGTTCGTTGAATGTGGTTGCGTGAATGTCATCATGTCGGAAGCGGGTTCCAAGGCAGATGGCCCGTCCACCTTCAAACATGGTTGGCGCAATCACTGCGTTCCAGTTCTCCTGCATCATTTTTCTGATGTCAGGGTTTGCGATATCCGCTGAACTTTTAATGGCGTCATCGATGCAGACCAGATGACTACGCTTGGAAGTCACCGAACCTTTGAGGCCTGCTGCACAGAGCGTAAATTGTTCGTCACCTGTGGTTTCAATACCGGCAAAGCGATGATCAATTGACCAGTACTCATTACTGGTTACGTTCTTGAGAAGACGTACCTTTGGGAATACTTCTTGGTAGCGCTTGCTCTCAATGATACGTTTGATGGTTGCCGACTTGGAACGAGCAATGTCAACCGTATACGACAGATAAAGAATCTGAAGAGGCATTTTGGCTGTGGTATGCACGCCAATTGCCCATGCCGTAAACAAACCCAAGCTTGTGGACTTAGCACTCCCCCTGGGCGCCAATAAGTCAATATTGGGGCCAGCAATTTTAATCAGGCAGTTACTATCTTCCCCTGTAACAAAATGACGATGCCACTCCTTGTGGTGCTTCGCAGGAGGCTTATCGGCTACGTACTCACAGAAAAAACTGAAATCTTCTCGCGCTAATGCAAGAGATTCTTCGTTTTTTGGTTTTCTAAGTTGTTGATTTTTAGCCGCTGCCTTTGCATTTCGCCTGTGTGTTAAGTGAAGATACGAAGGCACGACTAGTATTTAACGTATCTTTAAATACTACCCTATTTTTTTTCTTTCTGCTTTCGCTTTTCGTCTTGGTACTTACGCGCTTTATCTAAAGCAGCCTTGCGTTTTTCCTTGTCTGACATCTCAGACCCGTCTTGGTTTTTTGCTTCTTTTTTCTTGAGGTATTCAAGAAATTGCGGAGGCATTTTACCTTTTGCCATCAACGCATACCTTGGCGGATACGCGCAATCATCTGCTGGTAAGCAGGAGATCCTTCGGCTTCTTCTTCAAGAGTACGCATTGCGCGGCCGGGACCAAAAGAAATTCCCGGTGGTGTTCCACGGGTTAAGCCTTCTGATACCGCTGCGCTACCGGAAATATCGCCTTCTTCCGTCATGGGGCTACCCATGGGTGCAGGAGCTGTTGCCATTGCCTGACGACGACGGCTGACACCTTCGCTAGCCATCTGTTGCTGCTGACGTGCCATGCCGGCAAGCTGCGAATTATTTGCGTTTGCGCCCATACCTGGTAACTGGATTTAAACCTATCTTAGTACGGGCTATTCTTCTAATTGCATGCGAGACCACACGCTCATTGACGCTTCTTCCAGGGGAATCTCAATTGGATCATCTTTGAAAATCGAGAGGAGTTCTCGAATAGCACGATCTGCACCAGCCATCAAGAGGCCCTTGCGATCTTTATTGGAGGTATAAGTTTCTACTTGTGCAATTGTGCCACGTAATTCTTTTTGCATGGATGCAAGACGTGCCACGCCTGCATCCCGTTTAACAAGACCCTGCTCTACGTCTTCGCGCAACTTGCGCATATCCTCTTGCATCTCATCGATTTCATACAAGAGTTTCTTGCGGTGATCTGGCTTGACGTAACGGTCCTTAACCCAGAGCTCACACGGGATTGCACTACCTTTGTATCCAAGGAATCTTGAATACAGATAGATTTCAATTGTTGAGTAGTTATCGGATGCAAAAGAAAGAAATGATTCTTGAGTAGAAGCGTCTAAGTTGTCTACCCAAGCATCAAATATCTCAATATCGATAAGCTCGTTGGGCCTGACCGTAGTCTCGCTCTTCGTCCTTCTGCTTGAATTCCTGCTGCTGCTGAGCTCCAGTGCGCTGCTCGGTTGCGCCTTTACCGATTGTTTCACGTTCTTGTTCACCAGCAGTCTCCATTTTTTTCTTAGAGAATTCGTAAGCAACGCCAGCAGCTTGACGATATTTATCTAGATCAAACCAGTCGTCTTCACTTGACTGGCCAACCGGAACATCGGCAAAACTGCTGGTCATGGCTTATAAAGTCTACGAGAAAAAATCAGAAGTTGCTCATCATGCTGGCAAGACCTTGGGCGTAAATATCCCGACGGCTTTCCAGGGATTTTTGACGTTGTTGACGACCCTTGGAACCCTCTAATTTTTGGAGCAGTTGCTCAAACTTGCTGATATCAAAGTAGTCGTCAGCTTCAGGTTGACCAGTGGGAGTAGCAGCCATGTTATTACATTGTTGACTATTTTAATTATAAATCAGAAATTGCTCATCATGGAAGCTAGGCCTTGAGCATAGATGTCTCGGCGGCTTTCCAGGGATTTTTGACGTTGTTGACGACCCTTGGAACCCTCTAATTTTTGGAGCAGTTGCTCAAACTTGCTGATATCAAAGTAGTCGTCAGCGGTACCCTGGCCAACAGGAGTGGCGGACATATGCGTAAATTATTGGCTGTTTTAATTATAACTGATACATTTACGAGAAACTAAATGCACCAACCAATTGCTTGTAGATGTCACCTTGTGCGGAAATCTTTGCAAGTTCTTTTGTGCCTTCGTTTTTGAGGGACTGGGTTTCCTTGTCGATCTCCCCCTGAAGGTTGGTAAGACCAGCGCTGTACAGATACTGGCGAGTATCCCTGAGATTTTGCTGTTGCTCTTCAATTTCAGTAGGTGTTCCAGTGAAGCTGCTACCAAAGTCGGGGGTTGTGATTTTGGTGCGACCAGCTAAGTCACCTCCATATTGGGGAAGTAAGTTCTGCGCAAAAGTAAATGCACGCTTGCCTGTACGCTCGCCTTTTTCGTCGGTAGTTTGTTTACCGAACATGGTGTCGTAGTAATTATCTAGGTAGTTCTGGTTGAACTTCTTTTGATACTCTGAACCTTTTAGAACTGTATCCTTAAGATCGTTGATATCACGATAGTAACTTTTTTCGAACCGTGATAAAGCAGTGCTCTTCTCTTGCTCTGTAGCCGGCCGACCAAGAAGCTCTTCATACGTAGCTTCAATACCTGTTTGCAGCTGGCCGGGGCGCACCTCTTTCTGATAGATGTCTGACAGTGCGGAAACATCCGCTTCAGGCGGCGTTAAGTCGTATTTGGCAGCGTAATCCCTTAAACGAGATGCAGCGTCTTGATAACTAACCAGGCCAGACCTAAGTTCGGATTCAGCTCCGGCCCTTAAGCCAGCATAGCCTGCTGCACCTGCCGCTTTCCGTGCATCGGCGTCACGCTTGCTTTCAGCCCTTTCAGCTGCCGCACGCTCGTCAGCTGCTTGTTCACGTTCGCGTTGATAGTTTAAAAATTTCTCAAAAGAATCATCCCTTTGAATCTGAGGGGGTTGATAATTAATCGTGGTACTACCACCACCTACCCATCTAACCATGTTCGTCCTCCAACTTATCTTGATATAGGGTTCTTATTAACCCATTAACTTCTTTCATTTTATGATAACCACCTATTAAAAAGGCGACAAGTGGCAAAAGTTCATGGATATAACCACTCAAGACTTGGCCGTACATTCGGTGAAAATCTTCTGGTTGAGAACGCAGAAGGTTGCTAATCTCCCACGTGTTCCAGGTAACCATATGCTGTGATAGCAGAAAATCGCGATGAACAACAAAAAATTTGTTCATCGGCAGCCTTACAAAAAGGACCTCAAAAACAAAAAGCAAATCTTCTTTGCTTACCGGATAATCTTCGTCATGCACATCGTCAATTATTCTCAAGCACCGCAAAAGAAGCTCTAAATATTCTTTGGCTTCTGCATTGTCCTCACATATATAAGAAAGAACATGCTTTGTTTGTTCGTATGTCTCCCTGCGCTCCTGCTCGGTGCTCATTGAAATTGATACAGTTAAAAACAGTGTAGCAATTTGAGACCATTAAATAACCATAGAGCTAACATTTGTCGGAGCTTTACGCCCAAACATTGCAGCCATTGGCGCTTCTGCCCGCGCTTGCTCTCTCTTCATGGCTAACAGATTTTCAAAACGCAAAGCTTGTTGCTTTTCCGGGCTGATAGCGGCAGATCGTTCTCGCCTTGAGAGATCTGAAAGATAACCAAGCTGTTTATCCGCCAGGGGACCCAATTCATATTTACGTGCTTCTTTTTGACGGCCAAACTCTAGGTCGGCTGCAGTTTGACCAAATACCCTGGCACCCAGGCTTTCGCCCAGCTGACCGTACATGCCCTCCCTGCTGAGCATTGCATTGGTTTCCAGGGCAGAATTCTGTGCACGAAGCTGGGCCTCAAGCCCTGCACGCATAATGTCTTGCTGCCGACGCTGACCAGCAATCTGAAAAGGAAGGCCAATAAGCCCTAGGCCGGCCGACGCAAGCGGTCCGCCAGCCCCTGACCAAAAATCTGATGCAGCCATACGTTCGACCTATTATTTGTTTTTATTTTAATACAGGTATTCAGCCACGCCCAAAATATTGGGTGTTAGGTACAGCACTGCCAACTGGTTGGATTGTACGTTGAGGGAACGTACGGTAGGTTTCAGAAACAATTGCAGGAATGTTTCCGTAGGTACCAAGCATCAGCTGTAGATCACCAGCGCCACCAAATGCACTTGCAATTTTATCTGGTAGTTTGTTGATTTGATTATACATGGAAGCAATACCTAGGCTTTCTTTGCCTAGCAGCTGTCTTTCCTTTGCTTGACGCAATTGACGAGCTTCTTCTTCGGCTCGTTCTAGCGTGTTGGCTGCTCTGTCTTCTCTTCGTGCCTGGGTCAAATAGTTTGTAAGGGTTGCTAGGTCTGACTGGGGGCCCTCGGCAGCAGGGAAGCCTCCTGGAGTAGCCCCACTACCTGGTGTAAACGCTGCACCAATACCAGGGCTTGAAAGATCTACTCCCTTATCCCAGCCAAACTTGGCGGCACCCTTCGTGATATTAGGAGGAACTGTTAGTGCCATGATCAACCAAAGCTGATGGACGGAGCGGAGAGAGTTGCGTTTGCATACGGATTATTTGCAATCATGGTACGCAGAGTGGCACCCGCTTCTGCTTGTGCACCACCAGCTAACTTGAACATACCTGCTTGGCGGCCAAGGTTTTGGTAGATCGCACCTTGACTTGCTTGCAGCTGCTGGGCAGCAATTAAGTTCTGGCGACGTTCGTGATCAGCGATGGGCAGAAGACCCTTTTGTAATTCAATTTGTTTGTTGAGAGCGTAATCCGTAATCTCTTTCGTCTTAGCGATATCGTAATTACCCATCGCCTGTGCTTCTTTCAGACGGTTGGCAAGATCGCGTTCAAATTGGTTTTGCTCAAGACCAGCCTGGTTCAAGGCAATGCTAGTGCCAGGGACGTACATCGGTGTACCGCCTACAGGAGCATTGGCACCAGCTTCTACTTTGCCTGTTGCTGCTTTAACGGCGCCTGCAGTTGCTTGTTGAGCAGCGCCGCCAACCAAGCCAGGAACTAAGAAGCGAGCAGCAAGACCAACTGCTTTTGCTGCGGGAGGGCCAGCCATCAAGCCTTGTGTTAACGCAGTGGTTGCTGCGTTTGCACCCATGCCTGCAAGTACACCCACGGGAGCACTGACCGCAGCACCAAGAGGATCACCGGAGAGTAACGTGCCTACTGCACCAAGAGCCGCACCAGACTTACCACCGGCGGCACCACGATAAGCACCTGCCTGGTTCTTGAACACACCACCAGGTTTCAGGAGTTCTTCCTTCGCAGACTGTGCAGTTTGACCAACCTTACCAAGGAGCTCTTTTCCTTTTTCCTTGCTACTTGCCATGAATGCCTGAAATGCATCCGGAGTTGCTGCTTGAGGCGCATAGGGACCTGGCAATGGTTGAGGTCCAGACGCAAGATAAGCTGTATTTGGGTCAAAGTTAAGCGGTACGGCCATCGCTATATCTACCTTTATTTTTAAATTCTATCAGTACCTTAGTTTAAGACATTGGTAGCTGAGTGTCTAACTGTTTTGCTGCTAATGCCTGGTTTGTTAACACACCAAGGATTGCTCCACTTGCAGCACCTGCTAAACCACCAACAACACCACGGAGCCCTTGTTGTTTGGGTTTGATCTTGGTGTCAATATCAGTGGCTTTAGCTCCAGGAATCAGATTGAGTTGTTGCGCCTGGGGAGGCCGTGGTGCAGTAGCTAAACCAATACGTGCCCCAGCAATGCCGCCAGCCAACGTTGTTACCGTCGGGATGCTTACGGGATAACCAAATACACGAGCCTCTGGAACACCCTCTAAGTTCTCACTTGTCGCCTTGACAGACCCAAGGACAGCAGGTTCGTTATACAAAAAGTTCATGTAGTTTGCATAACGTCCCTTGGTAAGGCTTGGGATTTCTTCTTTTGCTTTTTCGTATGCAAGGGGACGACCTTGCCGCCCCTGCATGAAACGCTCAAAAACTTCCGTGGCTGGATCCATGGATTGAGTCGGATCCTCTGGGTCAGGTATGTTTTGCTTATAGCCTTTTGGACGACCTAACTCTGAAATATTTGTGGGGTCATATGCACCGCTCAAAGCAAAAGCAGGGGTTACAACAGAACCAATAATGGCTGCTGATGTGTAACGCGGTAATTTACCTTGAGGATCAATTAGCTTGGCGGCTGCTTTATCAGCCATTGCGATGGGATGGTTTATAGCCCACCACAGGTTTCTTGTTTCTTGATTGATGATATCGCCTGCTACACGTGCAGTGTATGCACCAAGAAAAGCACCAGGCGTTTCCTTGGCTGAAATACCCGTATCTTTCAGGCTTTGTTTAAATTGTTTATCTCTTAATGTGCTAGGAGCGTACTTGCCACCTTCCATGGCAGTTTGACGCATGACCTCGAGGCCAACATCTAAACCACCTTTAAAACCCTTAACGTTCAGGGAAGGGCCGCCTTTTTGTCCGATGTAAGAAGGAAGGGTAGCCATTAGCCTGCGCTCTGCAACATTGCAAGGGTTTCAGGCGGAAGCGTTACGCCTGGGTAATGGAACGTATGCTCCAAACCTTGCATTTGGAATTGGGTGCCAGGAGATAAAGCCTGTTGTTGCAAGCGGTTAATATCCTGACGCTGGGTAGCCTGCTGATAAATTTGTTGTTCTTGAGATATGTTTGTCGGTTCCACTGGATTTTGATTGTTGTACAGCGCACCTCCGGTGGCTACATCAACGAGTGGCATCGAGGCCAAGGATGCGCCAAGGTTTAGGCCGCCCTCAATACTGGATGGCATGTATGGCAGTTCCTTGGTAATTTTTTCACCGCCCTTGGTGACGATAGTTGCAGTGCCCGCTGGTGTACCAGGGAACATCTTCCGTGCTGCGCCAACAACCGGATAGTTGAGCAGGAAATCACCTGCGGCATATGCAAGGCCGGCCACAGGACCTTGCGTCAGTGTGCCGACACCAAAGTTAAGTGCTGCCCCAGGGATAGCTGCCTTGGCTGCCTGGCGAGACGTTTGACTTGTTATTAGTTTACCTAATGTGCCTAACATTGCTCTTGCGCCTATTGTTCTATGTTACTCGTGGTTTTCCTTCTGTTTTACCAGGGGAAGCATTTGTTTCAACACTATTTTCATCTGCGGTGACTTCTCCTTCCTCTTCTTCTTTCTTCACAGGCATTGACTTGACTACACCTTTACGATCCAGGAGCTGTGCAATAGACGGTTTGTCTTCCACTTCATTTTCTGCACGTTTTTCAGCCATGGCCATGATGTAACCATTGGGATCTGGATTCCTCATGCGGGGCATGGGATTCTTGGCAATCTTGCCAGGATTCATCGTGGGGCTGAGTTTATATGCTTCGATCCACTCTGGTTTGAAGTCGGGTTGATCTTGGGGACGCTGAGCTGTACGTGCTCTCCCTTCTTCAAAGTCGTAATCATTAGGACGGTTGAAACGACCAAGGCCTTCAAATAATTCGTACTCAGGCGTTACCTCTACGTTTGCGTCAAAGAACGGCGCATTACCTACGAAGTTGAGTGAGGGGTTAAGTGTTTGCTTGCGGGTCATCCCGCGTTTAAGAAGGTCTTGAGACTCAAATCTCGATGGGTTCCAGGGGTATTCCCCTGTCTCCGGTTTAGAGCGGAACAGCTCATCAAAATCAAGACGTTTTGTGATCTGCCCCTGTCTGTTAAAAGGGTTTTGGATGTAACGTCCAAGGTCAAGGCGAGGATCTTGCGCCATCAATCGTTAGCTGCTTTTGTTTTCTTTTTGTTATGTAAGCCTACAAGGGTCTTGCGTAAATTTGCTTGCTTCACTGTTTTCTCGTCGTACTTGTCAGGGTTGGAAAGTACGTTCTCTTGTAGCTGAGCAGAGGAGATGCCCTTCTTTTTTGCTTTAGCAGTAAAGGCGCCTTCCTTGATGTCGGCACCTTGAATCCACTTTTTATCTTTCTTTTTTTCTTTAGTCATGATTAGTTTTTACGGCTTCCGCGACGGCGTCCTGCTTGAGCTTGTAATTGTTGCATTACTGCTCCAAGATTAGATGCCTTTGGTTCGTAGTATTCTACCGTTTCTACATTGACCGGAGGCTTGGTAGAAGGTAGGTTTACCTCTAACTGCTCTGGAGAATACTGGTAGTTACCAGATAGCACACGACTTACAGGACCCATTGCAGGTGCAGCTGGACCAGTGTAAGGATTTTGTGTACGAGCAAAAGAACCGATGTTCATCGTTGACACCCTCTCAGTGCCTACCTTTTGTCCTGTCAACGGATTGCGAACAGGAACGGCACGCATGCCTACGCCAGCTTGGGGTGTAGACATTTGAGAACGTAAAGCAGACATCTGAGCACCCGTAGGGGTACTACTCATACCAAGCATTGCCTCTGGTGCAACACCACTGCGCATGCCTTCTTGCATAACTTTACGCTGAGAGGCTGTATCAATACGAGGCGCGTAGTATGCAACGTTTTCACCGTCATAGTCATCGCTAATTGTCATTGGATCGATACCACCTTCGCCACGGACTTGATAGCGTCCAGGGATAGGGCCAGAAGTGCCTTCCGTTTCGTAAATCGGATAACCACCTTTATTGAAACCTTTTACAACTTTTTTACCTTCGGGTGACAACTTGATGGGCTCGCCGTAAATGGGAGTGTCTTTCTCTGTTTTGAGCAAGCCCATTACAAAAGCATTAGCCTCTGTCGGGTAATAAGAATTACCAGTGGTTTGACTGACTTGCGGCTTGAGAAGGGGAAGATCGATCCCTTCTTGATTCATCAGATAATCATCAACAGCTTTAATAATGAAACCTTGATAGTCATAAGATTCACCAATGTCAGCCAAGGTTTTGCCTTGTGCCAGACCAGCTTTTAATGCATCAGGATTTTTTTCGCGCAAGTAAGCAGCCTTGGCGCTTGGGTTATTGAAATAATCTGATTGTGCTTGTGCTGCAACATTTTGAATCGTGGCACGATCCAAAGATACAGGCTCTGGTTGTGAAGTTTTTAACGTAGTCCAACCAACTTGTTGCTCATTTTGCGCCAGGGGGGTACGCCTGATACCGATCAATGGCGCTTCTCCAGTGATAATACGTGCTGTCGTTGGCTTATAAGGACGACGGATATTAGTTCCACGGATGGTCTCGCCATATATCACGGATGGCGACCAATTGGCAACGGGTTGAGTTGTAATTTTGTCGGGTACAACATCTACGGCAGTTTCAAAACCACCAATCAATTTATTGGTGCCGACATTGATATCAGCTGTTTCGATACCCATGCCACCTTTGTAGCCGACATCTTGCATGCGCAAAAGTTGGCCAAAAGATTTGGTGGGGTCGGTAGAAACAACATTAAGGCCTGTGGTCTGAATTCCTTCTGCAGTGCGGCGCAGGGGTACCACAACGTCAGCCGAACGTAACTGGCGCTCAGATCCAGGAACAGCACCCGTTGCCTGTTGAATTACACCTGGAATCTGCGTTGTTCCTTTGTTGGTGCGCTCACGGAAGGATTCAGTTTCAATTAACAGATTTCCAACACCTTCTGTGTCGCCATAATCAGTGCCCATCTCACGATTGGCAGTCATTACCTCGGTTGGGTCAATATCATAATCATCGATTTCTTGATAGTAATTACCAGTGTTGGGGTCATAAGTAAAACCAGCTTGTTCAAGTTTTTCTTTTTGACCTAGTTGCTTGAGATCAGCCGTTTCTGCATAAGTCAGCCCTCTTCCACCAACACCGGCGGTTTGTAGTTCTTCCATGGGGGCTTCCGTCATAGAAGCACGTGCACCACCAGCAATCTCCATCGTCGGGTTGCTGCTAACAGCGCCGCCACGAATCTTAGGTGTAGTCCCAAGGAACTCACGGATCTGCTCGCGGGGTACAGCAGGATTCAGGATCTGATCACGGATCTCCCGTGGATAAGACGCAGCCGCCATCGTACGCTCAAGAACTTCTTGAGGAGTAAAACGACCACGAGACGTAGCAGAATCAGAGACCGTGCTCAGATCTAAGGCGCGGCCTGCACTTAAACCTGCCTTGGTCGATACAGTGCCAATTTTGGCGCCACGCATTGCACGGGCTTGTTGTGGGGACAGTTCCAGCTCACCGGTTAAATCTGAAACACTCCGCCCGCCCCTTTCGTAACGAGCACCGTAGTACTGCTGAGCTTGACGGCCCATTTCCTCAAGATGTTCTTCCAGTTCCCATACGTTACCTGTGTCTGCTGCACGTGCCGTTTCTTGAGGAAAGTTTTTAACTTGGTTGACAACGGCATTGATTCTTTCGACGCGATCTGCATCGCGACTAAAACTAGCAAAATCATTAGCGTTAACATCACGTTGCTCTGGAATGACAACGCCTCTATTAACAACTTGATCCAGGCCTGGATCTGTTGCCTCAACCTGTTGTTTAACAACCGAAGGGCGCTGCTCAACTTGCACAGAAGTCAAGTCTTCAGCTGGCAAGACAGCGCCTTTGCTTTCCAGGAAGGAACGGGGCGTGAACTGAGGGGCAGCAGGTGCTTGCGTTTGTGTTTGAGATGCAGGAGGCTTGGACGGCGCAGGCACATCTTCGGCACGCCCTAAATCACGCACCAAACGCTGCGCAGGGCCTCCATATTCTTTGGGTGAGGGAGCTACAGCTGTTTTTGCGGGCGCTTTACGTAAAGCACGGACAAGGCCGAACGTACCACCGGCGAGACCGGCTGCGGCGGCACCAATACCTAGCAAATTGGTGAGGTTGAACCCACCTTCTTCTTCCTGTTGGGGGGCTCTGAGCTGATTACGGCGGAATTCAAGTACTTCAGGGGCCATTTCGGCCCGTTCCCTGGGATCTTCTGGGACTGGAGCTCCAGTGGCACGGCTGTATGCGTAAAAATCAGCTGGGGAAAGTGCCATGAGCTGTTATTACTTGTGTCTTTTATCTTTTGTCATTCTATTGTTTACAAATCCCGGACGTAGTGACGCTATATTTAAAGAATAACTTTAATTTGCACCAGGGATGGACGCTGGTAAACGGCAAAAACGAGTTGAAGGTCTCGAAGCCATCAAAGATAAGGCCTTGTCACTTGCACGTGAAGGCCGCGACTCTTTTGAGGTACGTGATTTTGTAACCGAAGCCAAAAAAGAGCTTGCCTATGAGCTTCCCGACGAGGAAGCCTTCACAAAAGCGATGAATGCAACGTTGGCATATAAGCGGCAAAAAGGGAATTAGAAATTTTTGAGACTTTGAAATTACCGGGGCTAAACACCCCGGCTTTTTTGTGTAAAAATTTGGGGTAAACGGGTATTTTACGTACACAAATCAAAGTTTACTTCAAAGTAAAGCCCCTATATAGGTCAAAATAGGAAACAAAATTTCCTGACGCTTCTCACAACACCCAACCTAAGTGAAATGTGGGAAGAAAAAAAAGAATGGGTGGTAGGTAGATAAGTTTACCGGGGGCTGCGCATCCGTAGAACGCAGGATACCACCGCAAGTTAGTTCAATGTCAACGGTTATTACGACAATCAACGATCGCGACATGACGTTCAGGCTTTGCGATGCAGCATTTGCGCTGCGAGCAAGCAAGAAGGTTGTCATGAAGCCAGGTGTATTACGAGCCAGTGGCTGGACAGCGAGCAGAGTGATTAAGTTCCTTCTTGAGGAACTTGAGGAATGCGATCGGTACATGGATAACGACGTGATATGGAAGGTGTGGATTACACGCCGACCATTTGATCACGCATTAGTTATCGAAGCAACCTGCATTGGTTGACGGTTACATCTTCCCCTGGGCAACCAGGGGTTTATATAGCCCTCAATGTGTGTAAATCAACACAATTCCGTACTATTTCACCGCGCATATGGGGCGCCGGCATCTTAGCACACCTGTGTTCAAATAGAACAGTTGGCTAATGTCCACCGGATATTATGTGTCTATCCCGACGTGAAAGGTCGGGATTAAAACGTCAAGCTGGACGTTAAACGCAGCAGACATATCGGCGGTCGGTCACGACCTTGGCAGCTGCACTCCAGCAGTGTAAGACCAAGCTCACCCTACGGAGTAACACCGTGACCATCACCACCATCGCCACCGTTCGTCAGATCGATTGCGTCGACATCACTGAGATGTCACGTGATGAGATCTTCGACATGTGTGGCGTACCGTCTCGTGAAGAGGCTGGCGATAACGTCATGCTCCAGGTCCTTGACCTGCTTGAGTATGGCCGTAGCCAGACACTTAACCGAGACCACCTCCAGGTCATCAAGTCCTACGTGGACGAGATGCTTGGATGCTGATCCGTTAAAGCGGGTGACCAGGTGCAAACCCTGGTCCAGCACTTGCCCCCTGTGGAGATGGGCACCACACTACGGAGACACTTACGTGTTCTACGTAATCCTCAACGGCGTACAACACAGCGTTTACTTCTGCAAGGAAGAAGCGCTAGAGAACGCCGCACAACTGGATTACATCCACAACTCACCAGAGTTGAACGATGGTGTCCAGGGAACTAACAACATCCAACTTCTCACATTCGCTGAGATGATGGAGTCCGACGTTGAGATGGTCATCTGACTAGGCGTGATGCCGGAGGGTCGAACCCTCCACTCAACTATTACCCTCAGCGGAGATGGGTACCGCACAACAGGAGATTCCTGTGGAATTCGTTATTTTCCTGACCGCATGTGCAGTTATGGCTGCACTTGCTAAGGCAGGTCAACGTTAAGTACAAGGCGTGAGCCGGGGGATCGAATCCCCCACTCAACAATTACCCTCAGCGGAGATGGGTACCGCACATCAACTCAGCACCATGAAGTATCAATTCCCAGCCGTAGCCCCAACCATCTGTGGCTTTGCGATCTTGATTGGCATTGGCACCCAAGTGACATTGCACCAACTAGATCAAGCAACTGCACAGCAATGTGCTAGCCACGACTGGCCTAAGGATGCGCACGAGGTCCACATGGCCTGGTGTGCAGCCAATAGCTACAAGACCAACTGAGTACCAGGCGTGATGCCGGAGGGTCGAACCCTCCACTCAGTATTGCCACCCACTGAGGGTGGCTTACAAATCAACTCAACATGACTGCACTCAACCTGCGTAAGAACACTGCTGATCTGCTAAAGCTCTCTGCTAAAGCTATCGAGAATGCCAAGGCACCTAACATGTCCACTGTCAGTGCCAAGCTGATCGAGTATCGTATCCGTGCGGCAGCACTCATGATGCCGAACGACATGGCATTCGTTATCACACCTAAGACTGAAGTCTGACTTCTGCACTAAGGGCCTACGGGCCTTTTCTGCAGGACTCAACATCCTGTTATTAACTTCATTTCAACTCAACCATGACAACACCAGCACTTGTCTACAAACCATCCGCCGAGCAACAGTATCGTGTCACATGGTATGGCGGCGAATCAACGCAGCTTCACTTTGAGAAGCTGTGGAATACATTCGACCCAGACACCGATGCCGAATGGCAAGAGTGGCTAGACCGTGACGTACGTACGCTTGGCAGTGGAGTGCCAACAAGCATGAAGGAGATGCTCATGGAGATGGAAGACTACTATCATTACTCCATCGACATGGAACTTGAGCGTAAGCTCCAGTGCATGTAATCTCTTTCAACATCATCACACTACTGACATGAACTCCAACACATTTCAAAACTCTATGCTTGCCATTGTTATGGGCGCAGGAGCAGGCATGCTGCTATCTGCTGGAGCACAGCAACTACTCAATAAGCACTACGTCAAGACATGCCCAGCAAAGCCAGGGCATCAACTCATATACATGCGTAGCTTTTTAGGCGACGCATACTATTGCTTAGATAAGCGCACCTTATGACTCTTGCACTGAGGGCCTACGGGCCTTCACTGCAGGACTCAATATCCTGCATCAAACCTTCGGCTCAACTACATATGAAACATATAGTACATTTGGCACCAGGGCGTTTTGTCCACCTTGATTCTTACTATGCGTCTCATGAGACTCGCCTTAGTAAGATCTGCGTGGCAGCCCTGTCACTAATCATTGCCGCACTCACCGCAGGTGCAGTGGTCGGCATGGATATCACCAACCAAACTCCTGCCCAACACCATGACAACACTCAGCGCTAACACCAAACTTATCGAAGATCGTATCCAGGAACTCTGCGATACGCTCCAAGAGAAATTCTACAAACAGTACAACAGCCCGATAGCTTTCGAAGTTAAGCGCGGCGTCAAGTACTACAAGATCATCCATGTCGCTAACCCTGGTACCAGGAATGAAGGCAGATCGGTCCATGCATTTGTCGCAAGGCAAACAGGGACTCTCTATAAGCCTGCATCATGGCAAGCACCAGCGAAACATGCCAGGTACCTGTTACTGGATGATCAATCATTTGAAACCTGTTTACACAACTGTGACTATGCAGGATCGTACTTGTACCTGAGGTAACACCACAGGTAGCGTACCGCTTTAGCACCACACCACATGCGTTGTTGCATAGCTAGCAACCAGCATGTAACCTAACTCAGCACTAACACAACTCCATGGAACTCCTCAACCAATTCGATGTTGCTAACCCAGATCACGTCTCAGTGATTACCAGGGATGGCAAGGTTATTATCTCCATCCGTAAGGATGGGACAGATGTAACTATTGGTATCCCCCATGGGTCTAGCAACAACATCTTTAACACAACCCCCCGGCCCCCTCTGCAACAGCCAGCGCCACAGATAATGGCTGTTAAGGAGGTAAGGCCTTAGTTGTTTTCTTGATAAACAACGGTTATTAGGATTCCAAGTAGAAGAAGTACCTCCGTACTATCAATCACCCCACAATGGGGTGATCCTACTCACGTCCTGAGTAAGACGTTAAACTGCTCACCGTTCCATCTCAACTCAACCAATGGACATCAACTTCATTGACGAACAACGTAACGCTGACTTGCTTGATGCATTGGCAGACCTTGCCTATGAACAAGAGCAAGCCATGCGTGAATCCAATCAATCTGATTGGGATGGCATTGACGACATCTCAGTAGAGGAACGCAATGCCTGCGATCATTACAATGAGCGTTACGTTTACCCATCAATCCATTACGGTGATTAACCATGACCAAATCAACTCAACGCACTGAAAGACGGGATGACAACTCGTCAACTATGTCTATAACAACTGTCAATCGACATCGATTCGACACGGTTGACGACATTGTTATTGTCATCATCACGCTCATCTCAATCTCAATCACACTCATCGGAGATCTCATCTCATGTCTCTTCAACCTGAACAACTGCTCATCGCAGACGCTTTCGGCTACGAACCCTGTGGTCCAGACGAAGCTTCAGAACAGTACCAAGCCTATGCAGACTTCCAAGACGCACCCAAAGGCGCCATCGCCTGCACTGGTAACGTCTACCGAAACAAGCGTGGAATCCTCCGTTGCTACTGGATCCCAGCCGGTGGCAACTACTCAGCGCAGGACAAGGAAGATCTCGAAGGATGGTACGACATCCCAACCAACGAAGAGATCGAAGAGTGGACGTTCGACAGCTGTTGCCTTACTCCCTGTGGAGACGAAGTCGAACCAGATCATCCCGACTCCTGGCTTAGGATTCTCGGCTTGATCTAAACTA